AACAATCTTAATTTAAGCGAAACATTTGCTATATCTTGTTCTAATAATAAAGAAGGAAATCTAGATGTTGGATTAAATGTGGACAGCGATAAAAACATACAATATTTCTGTTACGGAGCAAAAAAGCACTGGTCTGAAATATTGTTTTTAAGCAATACTAAAATAATTAAAGATCTTGAGGGTATACTTGTTAATACAATATTCAAGAAGAAATTTTTGTTTGAAGCAATAAATGAAATAATACCAAAAAACAAAATAGCTATAAACAAATCTAATTCTGGGAAAGCTATAAAAATTCAAAACATTAAAAATTTAGATTACATAGGGAGAAAAGTATGAAAATATTGATTGACAATTTTTCCGCACTCTACCAAGATAACTTATGCGAAAAAATGCATGAATATTTTAAGTCAAAAAATAAAAATTCATATCTAATGCACACTAAAAGTAATAAATTGCCTTTTCATATGAATAAAATACAACCAGATTGGTATATCACTTCAAGTATCATGTTAAAAGATGAAATGTTTTGGAATTACGTAGAAAATGACTCAAGGGATATGCTGTATATAGTAATGCTGCATGAAACATGCCCATCCTCTACAATGAATGAAATTGAAGATAATTTTAAAAAAAACAAAAAGAGATATAAAATTGTTGGAAACAATAACTTTGGAAGTGGATACGCAATTAAATATGAAGAAAATTTTATAAACTTTCCATCATTCCAGACTGACTTGCTAATCACAACAGAAGAAATTAAGTGGAAAAAAGAATTTGATTTTTTACTTATAGGAGAACACAATAGAGTAGATGTTGAAGATTTAGGAGAATTAAGAGAAAATTTTTCATTTCATACGCAAATATTGGGTTCTACTTCTTGTGCAGAATATGTAGGCCCACTTTCTTTGGATGCAAATGTGCTGTGTAATTACAAAAGTTTTGTATTTTATTCGAACGAAAGAAGAGGTTTAGGGAAAACATTTTATGACATATGCGCTTTAAGAAAACCCGTCTACATACTTTATGGTTCAACACCAAAAAACACCAAGAAAAGCTTAGGTATGGAAATTGATATATCATTTGACAATATAGGAAAAGATAATATTAATTTTAAAGATTTTCATGACCACATAGCAAAAGAATTTTCAGTAGAAAATCAAATGAATAAATTATTTACACATTTACCAAAACCAAAAAAATCACAATGAATAATATAGAATTACACGCACACCTTTGGTACAAAGAAGAATCAAAACAGGTTCTTGATAAAGTATCTAAAAAATTTAAAGACAGAATTAATCTATCTTTAATAGAGGGGTGTGAACACAACGAAGATATATTGAACTATGCTAGGGGTAAATTTAGTGAAGTAAAAACAGTTTTTGTAGAAAACTTGGGAAATGATCAAGTAGGATTTATTGAATCTTATAAAAACAATTCAGAGAATAAAGATTGGGTTTTTTATTTTCACGACAAAAAAGATGTCCAATGGACTAATTATCTTATTGATCCACTGATTGGTCAGGATAATTTAACTATGGTTGAAGACTTACTACAAAATACGAAAATTGGGATTATAGGTTCTTTAAAAAAAATGGAACATCTAAAAGAAGAAAAAGAACTAGCATCTTTATCAAAAATAGTTTCGTTCAAAAAAAGAAAGAAGATCGTAAAAAGTACTCACACCATAGTATGGTTGCGTCATTTACAAGATATACTTGCATCAGAATTTAATTATAAAAGTGAAAACATAAATTTAGATTTCTTTGCTGGAACTATGTTTATGGCAAGAAAAAACATTATCAAGTTAGCGCACTCATGTGTTCACGACAGTTATTTTGAAAGACATTATTCAATGGATGGAAAGGTAGAACACGCAATGGAACGATTTTACACATACGTAGCTGACTGTCTACGGTTAGAAACGAGAGCAATATAATGAATAAAACTTTAGGAATGTTAATAAATTCTTCAGGTAACGAAGAGCATGATTTAGTATCACATGTTTTTAAAATGATAAAACATAAAAAAATAAATTTGTGTATTTTTTCTAAAAATGTATACAATTTTAGCACCTTCGACTCATGCGTTATGTCAGCTGGAACTTTACAAAGCTTTAATGGTGATCTGATAACTTTTTGTACAGAAGATACCATTTTTGCACTTGAAAACAAGAGAGCCTACAATATAAAACACATTGTTAGCACTTCTAGTATTAGAGATATATTTAAGCTGTTTAGTTATAATTCGGAAAATATAGAATATTTATCTGTTGGACAAAATCTATTTGAAAATTATCATAAATGTTTAATGCTGGAAAAAATGAGAACAGTGGAAGAGTATATAAATGAATAAAGATGATAAAATAGTATCAATGTACTGCGATCAGAAAATGAGCACGTACCAAATTGCTCAGGCGCTTGAAACGTATCCGAATAAAATAAGAAGAATATTAATTAAGAATAATGTTCAACTTAACACAAAGAGTGAGGCTCAAAAAAATGCATTAGCTCAAGGAAAGTCAAGGATACCAACACAGGGAAAAAAGAGAACACAGAAAGAAAGACTGAAAATAAGCAACACTTTAAAAAATAGGTGGGCCAACATTGATCCAGAAGAATATGAAAAAATTGTAAAAAAATCAAAAGAACGATGGAGCAGCATGACCGAAGAAGAGAAGCAAAAAATAAATAAATTAGCAATACAAGCAATACAAAAAGCTGGAAAAGAAGGATCTAAATTAGAAAAGTTTATTAAAGATGAATTATCTAAAGGTGGATTTAAAGTAGAAATACATAAAAAAAATCTACTCCCAAATGAGAACTTGGAAATTGATTTATACGTACCATCAGTAAAAACAGTTATAGAAATAGATGGACCCTCTCATTTTTTTCCAATATGGGGAGAGGTAAAACTTCAAAAGCAAATAAAGTCAGATCAGAACAAAACAGGGTTGATTTTAAGCAAGGGTTTCGCTATAATAAGAGTGAAGCACGTATCTGACTCAATATGTTTGATTGATCAACATAAATTGAAGGACAAATTGATTGATATACTTCACACATTTGAGGGTAAATTCCCATCAAAATCTAAGCGTTATATTGAAATTGAAACCTGAGAGGTAAAAAATGCAAGAAGATAATTTATTTGAAGACATGGAAGAATTGCAAACGCCGTCAAACACAAGCACTTCAGTAAAGGATGTAATTATGGATGATGCTCCAGATATGCTATCCTCAGAGTGGCACGATTACGCTATGAGCCTTTTTGAAGAAGATGAGCTTATGAATGGCCACCCTTTAGTAACGGGCCTTAGAAGGGTATCTGAGCTTGTTCTGGGGCAAATTATGTACAGTGGCCCAACCCAAGTATTTCCAGTTACCAGAGATGACCACCACGGCAGAGCAACTGTGGTATTTACTGTCAGGTTTGCCAACGGATCTGAATATTCTGAGGTTGCTGACGCTTGGGAGGGCAATACTGACGATATGTTCTGTGCCTACGCCGTTGCAATTGCCAGTACTAGGGCAGAGGCTAGAGCGTTACGTAAAGCCTTAAAGATCAAGGGTGTGGCAGCAGAAGAATTAACTAAGAAAGATACTGCCAAGATTGTCCGTGATATCTCCAAGCAAACAAATAGTACTAGCGGAGATTATGATGATCAGGGTAGAATGAGTGATGCTCAGTCTAATTTTATAGATATTAAGTGTAAGCAGCTAAATGTAGATGGTGGAAAGTTATTTAAGGAAGTTTTTAATGTAGATCAGAACCGCAAGGTTTCTAAAAAGGTCGCCAGCGATATCATTGATCGTCTTAATGAGTATCAACGTGACAAGGGTTCAATCCCAGAAAGTATTATTGGCTATAACGAAGAGTGGAGATCGTAATGAAATTAAATTATACTACAAAGAATGGTAGATTAAGCGTTAGTATTGAAGCAGAATCTCAGAGAGAACTGTTCTCAGAGCTAAACAAGTTCCAAGAAGTCTTTGAAAATGACGTATGTGGAAAATGTAAGGGTGAGGATATTCAGTATGTTGTAAGAACTGTAGATGACAATCAGTATTATGAATTAAAGTGTAAATCCTGTGGGGCAAAGCTAGCGTTTGGTTCGCACAAGAAGGGTGGCGGTCTATTTCCAAAGCGCAAGGATGGTGACACTTGGTTGCCTGATGGCGGTTGGATGAAGTGGAACGCGAAGTCAAAGCAGATGGAATAACATAGCGCATAAAAGCTAAGTTTCTGGTCTTAAGCAAGCGTTATGGCGAAACAAGCCAGAATCTATCAACAACAAAATCTAAGTTAACTAGTTCTTAAGAGAGTTGATAGAACATACAAAACTAGATGGGGCGCTAATGCGCCCCTTTTTATTAGATATAGTCTACTGTAAAATACAGTGCGTAATTTCTTTTTTCTCCAATTGTTGTCGGAGATGAGCTTAATGCTAAATACCAATCGTGTCTAAGAAATGATCCAGAGTCTGCATCATTGTAATCCTCAGCTGAAAGACCAAGGCCAGCAGGACTATCTGTTGAGGTATTTACAATATAATTTGTATATGAAGAATTACCAAAATCTGTAGTATTAGCATTTAATCCACTTGGACCCGGAGATTGAGTAAGGTTCATAGCAGATGGCGCACCACCTACTGTTGGGTCAAAAACGGTCCATGTGTTTTCGTTTTTTGCCCTGTGCGATAAATTTGCTGCTGTTCCAGTGTAAGGCTTACGTACCTCAAAAACATATGTAATAACATCTTGTGCGTGATTGTTAATACTGGTTCTGTCATAAATAATTATTTTGGGCTGTGAAGCTCTTACCGCCTGAGTGTGGGTAAATCTTATGTTCAAAGTAGCTTCGTTATTATTTAATTCACTCAAGTTTTTAGCAGTGCCAACGCCGTTTACTTTTACTTTAGAATCAGGAGAATCTTCTGAAAAGGGGTATTGACAGTTATTTAGCTGTAGAGGACTACCACCTCCCGGACTTGCTCCGGTGGAGTCAGTGACAAAAGTACTGCCCTGAGTTTCATCAACGGGGACGGGGTATCCAAAGCCTGTAGCAGCGAAAAAACCCAAGCCACTTCCACTTGTATGATCCAAAAGGTCTTGAACCTCGTCTGCTCCGTCAAACCTGTTTCCATAAAATCTAATTTCAGCCATTTTAAGCCTCCCAAAAAATAAGTGATCACGTAGTATTATACACAAAATTACCTGAATTTTACGGTTATATATTGAGCTAAATTACTACCAGATGTAATTTCTGGTATTTCATGCCAACAAAGAGCAACGTCGTTATGTACATAAACAAGAACTTCGTATTGGCCCCCATATAGTTCCAAATCCCTGCTCTGAAAAGCGTTTGGATTCTCACCTATTCCAGTCTTATTACCTTCTACCTGTAGAGTAGTCGAATAATCTCCATAAACCCAATCTTGTCCAGAACCACTTTTCATTGATACTCTAGTGAGAGGAGTTCTAGGTTGTGGGCCAGCATCAATTTTAATTAGTTGGTGTGTTCTGAGTTGTGTAAACTTAATGACTATTCTAACACCATTGCTATCTTCAATACTTGCTTCAAAAGGCAAACTTTCTGGAAGCCAACCTTGTCCCCTTTCTTGATAAGATTTTTTTGTGTTGTCGTTTATTGTGACTTCATTTTCAACAAATTTAATACTTACATTTTTATTCTTTTCACTAGGGATACTGCTTGTAAAATAAAAATTGGCTTTCCTATCACCAGTCCCAACGGAATATATATTTTCCTCTCCAGTCTGAAAATCAGAAGGAGTAGTGTCGTCGTCATAATCTACAAGCGAGACATTGAACTGTGACAACCCTATAACGGTTTGATAATATCTATAACCATACTGAGTAACTAATTTTCCATGTCTGTGTGTAGCCCAAAGCCATTGAGTTGAAGGTCGAAGAACAGTAGATTGAAATATCTCGTTTCCAGCTCCAACTGCATCTCCATCCTGACCAACGCCATAAGCTGGATAAGTTCCTGTAATAGTTTCGTTGTCATCATTTGTGTATGAAATATCTACCGTAGCTCCGTATGTAGGAACTTGATAGCTAACTTCACAAAGGGCGGGAACATTAATCTCGAAATCTTCTGGCTCTTTATCCTTCGCCCAATTTCCGTCCGAATCTTTTTCAGCGTTAGCAAAATTAAGAGCTTTTATCACACTACCCTCATCACTGGCGGGGGAAGGGTTAAAGTGTAAGGAGCACATATATTGAGGTATCCAAGTAGTCAATGCGTCAGGCCACGCATCCCACACTTGAACATGACAGGCGGCAGTGCCAAAACTATCTATGTAGTCCCTGCTAGATCCCCATAATGCAACTCTCCCATTAATTTCTCTGTCGCGACGAGTATCAGTTGCAAAATGCAAAAACGCTCCAATAACAGTTGGTAAAATTCCACCCTGCTGCATACCTCCTCCAAAGTACCTACCTTTCATTCCAATGTTTTGATTAACTTCAGCTGTTAATTGAAAAGAACCTCCTGATCCTTGATTCAGTCTCAATCTAGAAGAAGTAATACCAACAGCATTGGACCCCATGTAGGGATTCTCAAGGCTTTCAGGTCCAACATCACCCCCAAAAACAGTGGGTGCTCCTATTGGCGTGTTAAGAGGTATATACTTGATATAGGCATCGTAAGGTATTAATTGAGTGATGTCGGCGCTATTTGTCAAACCTTGATAATTTAAAGATTGTGGAAGGTTGAAGTTTGTATTAACTCTTGCACTTGCATCATGACCGTCAGTTCCCCTCCTTTCAGCAGCTGGGCTGGTAAATGAATCGGGAAAATTGTCTCTTTTAGTTAACTGTAGTACACTTGTTTCTTTGTTGTTATAAGTAGTAAAAACATTGTTAAGTGTTTTTTGAAATTTTCTAACTTCCAAGTTGGTATCTGGCCCAAATCTATCCTTATGCGATTGCAAGTTTTCGTTCAATTGATTACTTGTGCTGTCAGCAGCTCCTAAAAGTTCACAGCTACATAAAGAAAACTGAACCCGAAATGGATCTGCAACAGAAATTATGCCGCTAGCTGTATATCCCGTGCCTACACCGTTATAGTACTGTTTTCTATTTATTTTTCGTACTGCGTTGTGAGCATCATACGTCCACGGGTAGACTCGCTCTCCCGGCGTATGCATCTTGTTATAGTTACCAACTTTGAGATTAACTCCATCTGGAAACATAGGCCCAAAGAATATAGGAACTTCTTCCTGACCTACCCGCTGTTGAGCAACATTACCCTCTCCGCTGGGATCATCATAAATATTTATTCTACCTATTGTGGGCTCTAAATCTTCTATTTTACTCTGATAATATTCAAAGAGTTCAAAGTTATTAATAAAACTTGAGTCTATGGGTAATTCAGTATCTTCAAAAATATTTAGGCTTTTTATAGTACCAGTTTTCTCATTGTAATATTTTTGAAACAACAGCATAACAAGACCGTGGGGATTGATAGAAGGTCTCCCCTGATCAGAGCCGCCACTGTTGGAGCCATAACGTAATCTAAAATATTCATCACTATTAGCAAAAAATTTAGTAAAGTTCCAACGTCCCGGCTGAGGAGGTCTTTGCTCAACAACGTCTTCTGTAAACTTGCCTCCAATGATATTCTCTCCATCAATTTGATGAATAATGACAATCTCACCATTAGAGTAATTAGTTCTACTTCGGTTAACAACTCTAATTGTCTCTAATTTTGTACTATCTTTACATTTTAAAATATTTGGACCAAAACTTTGTGGATGGCTTGATTCTAAACCCATAGGCATTGCTATTCCGGTTGTAAAGTCGAACATTCCAAAAGCAGCTTCTGATCCATAAAATTGATCTTTACTAACAGCTTCAATGTTTCCAATATCAAATCCAACATTCGTTATGTCAGCTCCGTCAACATCTGATAACAATACAGCTAAAAATGTCTGACCAGCATCCCAGACGTTAAGATTCTTATTCCAACGAAGTTTTAGTGTTCCCGCAACAGTCGCGGCGGTGTCGTCTTCAGATAGTTCATTACTTGTGACATACGTGCCGACCTCCGCATTGTCAGTCGCATCAAGATGAAACTTTTTACCACTAGCTAATCTAGGAACTGATGAAATTAAAGACGATCCTTTAGTTGCCGCTGTTCTGTCGGTTCTATTTGCATTAGGTTGCGGAAAATATATCCGAACATCATGATTCTTACTAGAAGTGCCTACAGCATAACCCTCTAAGCTAGACTGTATTTGAAGTAGTTTTTTTGCCTGAGCGTTTTGATTTTCTAAGTCAAATCCTCGTTGTTCATAAGTTGTCGATTCAACATAATTAATTAAAGTTCCAATATTTACATTTGAAGTATCCCATGTGTTTATAGTATCTGTATGTATATCTCCGGTACTATTAAAATACGTCCAACTGAAACTTTCAACACCTAGATGGTCTCTTATCCAAGCAGCAAATAAACTTTGGTTATCATATATATTAACATCGACATGCGATGTAATCTCTTTAGCTCGTTGTGCTATTGGATTGCTTGTATTTCTTAAAACGTTGTAACAATAGCCATCTATATAACTCATCCCAAATCTGTAAAATTCTGGTACATGAAGATAGTGATTTGTTCTTAAAGATACAAAATAATTTCCTCTCGACATATTTTTATTCCTTATAAAATATTATTTAATTTTTAGGAGGCTCATAGTTTGAAACATCTAAGTCACCCCACTCATCGTTATAGTTGGCAGCATTCATTGGTTTTTGAGGTGGAGCCGAGGTCATACTTTGGTGATGCCCATTGGACACCGGAGTAAATAAATCGGTAACGTTCTCAGTAGCTGTATTCGAATAATTAAAAGCTGCCTGAACGGGATTTTCTGAAATAATTCCATGCATATGGTTTTGAGCTTCAGAAGATTGTAGACTACCACCTTTTCTTTGATCAGCTTGTAAAGCAATACCCGCCATATCGTCTTCATGTTTTGTAGGGTAAGAGTTACTGCTCAGGTTTAATATTGTTCCTCCATCAGATCCTCGTTTTTCAATATCGCCATAATTTCTATCAGAAAAATCTTGAGATGTAATTAAACTCTTTAATCCGTTAACAGCAGATGAAAAACTAGCATTCGTTTGGCCCTTAGCCATATTTCTTCGCACCAAATGATTGTTAATATCTCTCACTCTTTGGTTTGCCCTATTTAATTTTGATAATTGATCTGCCCTTTGTTTTTGCATTTTACCAAAACTTTGAGTATAAGTTTGCATTACTACGGATGTTGAAATACCATTTGCATCAACGCTAACGTTAATATCACTCATTAATGGGCCTCCAAAAACAAGGGAGCCTCCAAGGGTTAGCCCAGAAGGCCAAGTAGGATATGAAAAAGAACCCTTTTCAGACATGAGTTTTGCGCTTGTTCCAAACTCTGCTTTTAACTTTCCAGCCCTATCCATTAAAGTATAACCACCGTATGTCCAAGGTGTTAAATTTTCGTCGTGTAAATAATCTATTTTACCTCCTATTTGACCATACGCTTCGTATATGGAAGTCCAAGGTCCGTAATTTCTTTCTTGAGATTCTAATGGTATTGCAACCAAGTCAGGAATAATCGGAGAAGGTGATATAATACCAATTCTATTAGTAAGATCAAAAGTTAAGCCTTGATAGGCTTTCCTTACAGCTTGTTGGTGTGACTTTCTAAATGTTAAACCATATTCACCATCGGGATCGTCATCAAGATCATGAATTTGAGAAATAGCAGTCAATTCAGGAGCGCCAGCAGTTTGATTAAGTAGTCCCGGCATTCCTCGCACAACGTCTTTTTGTAAGTAGTGGTGAATATTTGCAGCATTCACTTGCATGTTCATGCCATCTCTAAAAGATGAATTTTTTTTAGGTACACATCGTTCTGGAAGTGTAATTAAAGCAAACACTCCATTCTCAAAAGTTCCTTGACCACCATCCCATAAACTATCTAAATTTATTGTAAAAATACTCTGATTCCCATTGCTTATGGCTTTTGGATAATATTTTCTAGAAATTACAGTTACAGTCTCCTTTTCTTCACAAGTCTCTGGGTCAAAAATTTTTCTTGTTGGTAATGATACATTATTATAACCGTATGAGTTTCCTGTTAACATTGTACTCCTCGTCCTCTGGGGTGGACCTTTATAAAACTGATCATCTAATTCAGCCTTCACGAAAGCCACCGCAGACTGGGGGATAAACTTTTTACCATTAAGTTCAACCTCGTCCGTAAAATCAACATCTTCATCTGCGCCAACGCTTATACCATCAGTAAGGTCTGGGACATAACCATGATGGACACTATCTAGGTATTGATAAGAAAAACTACCCTTTGGGAAATTAGACAGCGATATGTATTCAGCATTAGAAAATCTAACATAACATTTAGTTCTATTATCTGAACCTGATATAAATAATTTATCATAAGGTTCCAGCACAAAAGAACGTCTTTGTGTTAAAGTTGGTGCTCCGTAATAGCCATAGAAACCGCCAGCAGGAGAAGGGAGATAGTTATAAAAATCTTGCCCTGTTGCTTGATTAATGTTAACCGCCATAGCTCCTTCTGTGTTATCTGTTGGTGTTGTATACAAATCTTCAAGATATTCAAAAATCTTTCCAGACCTCGACACACCCGGAGAAGTATAACCCCCTATGTAACCACCCTTAACTGGAGGAAACCCAAACGGTCCTCGACCATTATATTTGTTGCCAGCATTTGCGGTCAAAGAATTGTTAGACCAATATCTATTAGCTCTTTGTGGTATTTGAACTAAATATTTTTTACCAAGACACTCATCTGCAATTTTCTTTAAGAAGTTATAAATAAGTTTAGCATTGGATAAACCTTTTTTACCAAGTTTTTTAGCTAAAGACGTGGCTAAAGCAGCATTGGCATTATTAATAATTGCCCTATCTAGAGCTGTGCGCGATTTTACATACTCAGAGTCTACACCTTTACTAGTATCTGGCTCTCCAGTTCCTGTCGAAGAAGTATCACCATTTTTAATCTCTTCGTTTATGATATTTTCTCCCTGCTCCATAACCTGAGCAGCCATAGCTGAGACGCCGACAGCGCCTGCTTGTGGTAAGCCTATGTTTAAAGCTCTATGCCAGTATAAAGGCCAGCCATATGGAGGGCTACAAGGGTTTATTGGCTCATCTTCATCCGTAAAGCCATCCTCCTTAGTGTGAGGAGGCCAGACACATCTAGGTACAGTTACATTGTAATTGGAGCTTAGATTAATATCCCTTTGATTGCCGCCAGCGGGCGTGTTGTAAGCATAAAACAAATCTGATATGTCACTATTTTCAATAGACTCCATAAAAACTGAGTTATACATTAGCAAAAATTCAGACCATTTTTCAAACGAAACAGAAGCTGCCCTCAGCTCTATTTCAGTTGTTACATAATACCTTCCAACACCATAAGCGTTCAAACTGCCTGCATCTAAAATGATTTGAGAATAAGACCCATAACCCCTTGGTATGGTCGGTGTATTAGGGCCAAGAAGTCCATAGTACGGAATAATAGAATGTGACTTGCATCTATAGTTATGCATTCCGTGTACTTCTCCAGTGTGTTCTGTTGGAAAATAGTAAACGGTATTTTCTTTACCTCCAGTAACAAACTTATCCGTAGGCTCATTTGTTAATTCATATCCAATTTCCACATTCGTTGTTTCAAGTTTTGTACCATCTGATTGATCTTGCAGTTGTAAGTCGTCTAGGTAGCTTTTAATCTTTCCGGGTTCTGATTGAATGTTTTTATTTACTACAATAGCTTTAATAACGCCAACGTTTATTTTGGAATAGTTTTCGGTGGCCGTACCATCAACTATTGGTAGTAAGGTAAAAAATAATTCATAATTTGCTGCATCACAAATCTCTTGACATAAATCTAAAAGGCTTAGATTATCATAATCTATCATATAAGTTTTTGGCAGTGTTGGTAATGCTGATAAGTCCAAAGCGTATTTTAATCCCCTGAAATAAACTGAACCTCCATACTTACTATACTCATCAACTAAAGACCCTGAGTAGTTCGCTGAATTTAAAAAGTTAAACGCTTGAACAACTCTATAATAAGGTATGCCAGATGAATTTCTTCTAGACATTCCCGTTCCAGTCATGGGCCACCCTCCAGCAAAATCACTAAGGCGTTTGTTGTATATTTCAAAATTCTCGACGCTGTGTGGGGCTTCATTTTTTAAAAAAACGTCCATGCCCACCCCGTCTTCATCTAATATACTTTTACTATTTCTTAAATGTCCTGATTCGGGGTCATTTATCTTTCGAATATTTATGTTTGAAGCGTTATGCTCTAGATAGCCATAAATATTCATCATGTTAGAATTTCCAAAAGTAGTTCCTGTATAATTATTAAGTATAAGCATATAATTTGATAAAATTTCTCTAGGATCAACAACATTAACGGTGTATCGCAAGCCATCTGTGCTAGTCGCTGATTGATGATAAGACTGTAAAATTCCACCAAAAGCAAAGTGATAATACCCTTTGTTTCCTGATTTGTATTTTCCAACATCTTCTTTTGGTGCAGTTTTCCATTCGGTTGGACCTCCACTGTAACTAGAAGCACGATCAGTTCCATAATAGTCATCAATGGTTCTTACAAAAGCTTCCGATACCTTGGCTCTTATTTTACCAAAACTAAAAAAAACAGGAGTTCCCACGGGAGGTGGTCTAAATCTATCTCCTTTACCATTGTGATAGACATCAACTCCTGCGTTTAGTCCATTCTCATCAGACTTAAAACTTCCATCTGTAACAAGATTTACAGTTAATTGCGAGGGAGAGTCACCAAAACCAGCGCTAACCGAAAAACCCTGTATGGTAGCGCCCAAAAAAGATTGTTGTTCAGCACCTCCTACGTTTGTGCCAACCCCTATATCCGCTATTGAATTAAATCCCATTTCAAATTACCCCCAAACAGATGATTTTTCAAGTGAAGTTTTGTATTCTGTGCCGTTAGTGAAGTCAACCCAAGTAGCTTCTGAATAAGGACTCCATATCGATATTTTTTGAAGAGATTTATATTTCCCACCAAAAGATATTCTTTGAATTGGTTCGTCATCGGTAACTGTGTAGGGTGTTCCTGCAAAATTTAACGGAATAGGATCAGAATAGTGACGAAAATCAGAAAAAATTAAACCCCCAAATCCATATGTCCCAAAATCTCTAGCGTTTGATAATGGATTTTTATTATCGTGACTGCTTGAAACTTTATAGTCTTCAACTGGAGTTATAGCATTTGGGTAATCATGATACTTTCCTTTCTCATTCCATTCAGCCGTTAAGGGGTGTTTAACAGTAGCAGAATAGCCACCATTAGTCCAATAAACGTTCGTACCATCGCTTGCCTCTTGTTCAGCAATCTGCCAATTAATACCACCAGCCTTTCCCGTTCCTTTAGGTGTCAACCACCAAGTAGGCCAACCTACGAATTTTAATCTACCAAAATGATTATTGGACCTCAGCTGCTTCTGCTTGTCAGCAAGAGCTTTGTTATCATAAACGCTTAAATCTAAAAAAGGGTCGTACCGAAAATTATACAAATTATGGTTTTTAATATAACTGTATGTATAATAGCTGCTATCTGGATGTAACATAAAATTTTCTACTTATTTAATTCGTAAATCCAAGTTATAGTACATGTGTAACGACAGTCAGATTGATTCCACGTTTCTACAGCAGGATCTTGAAACCAATTTTGAATACCATCTTCATTGGCTGGACTATAACTTGAAATACAAGAAGCTAATTGTTCTTTAAAGCCTTTTCTTATGCTTGGTTTACTCGCAAGCATATTCGTCCTGTTCGAATTTGGAAATGTAAGCGCTGTACTTACCACAGAGTTGTCAAAAACTAATTCTATAGACAGAGTTCTTTTGTATTCTGTTCTTCCATATAGATATTGTAGTATTGGCCCAGTGGGTCTTCCGAGAATTGGTATCGTTGTATAAGAATCTCCGGGAAGAGTGTCTTCCACATTGATGTTTTCTACAATTACTCCGGTAAAAAATTTATCAGGTTTATTGTCGAAAACAAGAGAATAGTTTACCTCTCCTGCCACATCGTTAGTTGTATAAGATATTGAGCGGGGAGCGCTATTTAAAAAATAGCCAGAATTAGCTTGTGCGCGTTGAAAAAATACACAATTTTGTCCATATGTTTTGTTGTTTGAAAGAGCGTGAAATGCACCCATAGCCCTGTCAATCATACCAGAAGGTTTCGCAGAATCTTCTTCAATGGGGGTACCGTCGAGAAAATCTGTATACAATCTTACTTGATTGGTCACGTCTAATAGTGAAAGACCTTTGATATTGCCTTGAACAGTAACACTAATATTAGGACTTTCGCCATCAGACTCGTATGAACAACTAAAAGTTTCTACTGTTTGTGCGTCGTGAGGCGCTATAATAAAATTATCAGTAACCGTATAACTTCCAGTATGAGCATCCATAGATTGTGAACGCACTATGTTGTATGTTTTCAGCTTCTCACTGCTTCGCTCTTTAGTCGATAGCCCGTATTCAAAAATTCCATCGTTAAGATAATACTCCATAGCTGCTGGAGGGTGGTTTACATCACCCCTATACATCTCGAAAAGACCCCTAGCAATTTGCCAGCCCAGCTTGTCAGTATCTGTTGGTGGCAACTTTTTGTAATTAGCCTTGCTAATGCTCTTAGCGCTTATGGTGGTACTATAACTACCCTTATAGTAAACCGAACCAATCTGTGGGCCGCTAGCTTCAGCATTTTCTTGATTATTCGTACCGTATCCAAACTCTCCAAACACTGGCTCTATGGAAAAAGATTCTTGATAATCTGTAAGAACACCAGAATCACCGGGGCTTGCGGTTTCGAGGTTCTTTTTACCTGAAACGCGTTTCAGGTAAGAGCTTAAATGTGGATTGTCGGCATCATCACATTTGTATCCCGAGTAAGACTTCATGACAATCTTATATTTAGCATAATTATGCCAAGTTCCGGGTTCAAAGTCAGTACTCTCTACGATTAAATTGCTAAAACTTGATTTAATTCTCCCTCCCGGATCGCAAATATCAAGTCTCAAGGCTCCATTTACATGGTTGTAAAACACCGCCTGAAGCTCAGCAACTCTATCAAAAGTCTGATCAGCTCTGCTAAGTGTAACATGATTGCCACATCCGTCCGTTTTTTCCTCTATCGCGCAGGCCCCCGATGGTAGTGCATACCCCTCTAGGTTGATCGTATATTCCGTATGTAGATAAGCAGCTTCATTTCTCTGAGAAGTACTAGAAATACCTATGAATGGAGCAGGTTCAAGTAACCCTTCTTTGTATTCATTATTCACATAAAGTCTTAATATATTATTTTTTGTAGCCATTATATTGAATATCCATAAAGGGCTATAGACTGAGGGTCCATAAAAACAATACCACTACATACAAAATTTATATCTTCATGTATATTATTCATATTAATTCCACTAGCATATAATTGCAAAATTCCAGAACTATCTAAATTGGATATGCTGTAAAGTCCTACATTATTATACACAATTCCCACGTCTGGAGCTTTGCTGGTAAGGTTGAGCGCGCCAGACGAAGAAAATGGTTTACCTTCAGAGTATAAATTGATTCTTTCTGTATTTTTTACACCAAATTCGTAAGCCCCACGAATCTGCTTAATAAACGGTCTGTGATTTACATATCCTCTGTCAACCATGTCCTGACCAGAGGCTTCAATAAATATTTCTCCCTGCTCATTGGCAAAAACTCTACCCTCGAAAGAATGTTTATCATCTGGGATATTTCCATTTTTAAAGTTAAATTCAATATATTCACTTTTGTCTTTATAGTTTCCAAAAACTTTTCCAGCTAGATATGTATCTGGATGAGAAAAGGCCGGTCTTAATTTTCTCAACATTGCATCATTGGTATAAACAGATCCAGCTTTTTGCATAGTATCAGTGGTATAATTTTTAGAACCTATAGCTAGTATGTAATCTGCGTCAGATCTGTTTGATCTAAACATGCTTATGGCTTGTCCAAAGTAAGCATTACCTGAGCTAAAGGTAACTTGCTCTGGAGTTAGTTTCTGTATGGGTGTCCAGTCTTTACTCTTAGATCCCCAGTCATTAATTTTATTTTCATAGGTAAACACAGCTCCATTATTTATTATAGTTTCACCGCTATTCGGGTAGTTATTTCTATTGGATTGAATTGCTAAATCATATTGGTTTCGAGTAGTAATATTAAATTGCTCATTAAATTCTTTATTAACAAATTGTCCAGAATTTTCTTGGAATAAAACTTCAAAATTATGACCGGGAGCTGATATCGCCATTAAATCAGCGTCTAGTGTAATATTGTAACCAAACATATCTGAAACAAAAGCATTGTTTTGTAAAAACTCATCAGTATATAAGTGATTACCAAAAATTCCAGATGCTTCGTTCGCGGTTAAATTAGAAAATCCAACTCCGATTTCTTGTGGTCTAATTTTTTTGACTGTTTGCCAAGGTAATCCAGACGTTTCTTTTGAAGAACCTTGAATTGATCCAACACCACTGCCAACGTTTCCAACTTTTTCAATTTGATAAACAGCTCCAGCTCCGCCGTTGTAACCAATCTCAACGCCATGCATGTATCCACTGTCTAAAATTTCATCCCAAGAAAGAATAGTCTCAGAGCTATAGGGAGTAAATGGAGATCCAGCATAAATCTTATCATTATGTATGCATACTTTATAACCAAACAAATCTCCGGGATATCCAGAATTAAACACATCCAAGTCAAGGTGATCAAAACCAGTAGCTCTCATTATTGGTGGAATTCTTTCCGACAAGCCCGCATCCACGTAGGTCTGGCCTTGATAAACATCTTGTATTTTTGAAGTAGAAGACCAATAAGCTTGATATTGTAAAAATTCGTCAGTGTACCACTTTTGTTCATATTCTTGTTGGGTATATCCTAAATATGTATAAGGAAAAACCGAAAACCAGTAGCTTGGTGGCAATCTTGGAGGTTCTGGAAGCTGCCTAAAAGTTCCGGGATCATCAGCTGCTAATAAACCAATCATAAGGTCAAAAGGTATCGCAGCTTGATCTTGACCCAAAGGAATGTTAATGTTTTTCTTACCCTCGTCATCAGCATAAGAACTAACAGGAAATCCAGAACTTGGATATGAACCAAATCTAGCATTTAATCCAGAGTTTTGAGGAAATGCGTTTACTAGCCTACTTGGACTAGATCTTTCGGGAGAAATTAATTTGTAAGCATTTGGGTAGAAAGTGCTTTGCTGAACACCATAGTATTCGTCCTGAAAAAACTCATTCGTAGTTGGATATAAAGAAGCTAAAAAGCTAGCTAAATCTGTAACAGTATTTCCTTCTTGTGTTAAAATGTTTGGACCCTGAATTAAACTTGCATCACTAATAACAGTAACCCTAGATCTATTATGTCCAGAATAAAAACCTGCTTGATCATAAAACTGTTGTGCGACCACCACTGGTCCGTCAGCAATATCTAAATCAGAACCTTCGGACCCATAGCCAATTGGAGGTTCAGCTGAACATATTTCAGAATTATTCTCTGCACAGTATTTAGAACTGTTTGTACTAATTTGCCTGTCCACATCTTGATAATAAGAGTATCCCGGTGTAGCAGGAGTTTCAACTACTCTTACATCATAAACTGGATATGTAGGAGAAACCGTAGTTTCTACAGGAACTCTAACACCAGAAACTGCAACAAGCCTCGTAGTTCTTACTTGTTCTGGATTTGGAACCAAATCACGTTCTGGCCAATATTTATAGCCAGTAAAGTACAGGTTTATTTGGGTTCCACTCGCCGCTTGAAAATCTAAAGTGTAGGTCTTCAAGGAAGAAGACTTTTGAAGGGTAATATTAGCTCCAGCGGATATATTAGAATTGTAAATATTACCAAGATCGTCTCCGTCTTGTATTTGAACTAATGTTCCTTTAGCATTACTAATTGGTAGCGCTTGACCTTCTTGATCAGAATTTATGGAAGACTGAGCATTTTCTATATAAACTTTAATGTTTTGGTTTTCCTGTTCTGTTAGTGAGATAACATCAAAGTACATTCTAAATAGATATAAATCATCTTCAGCCTGCCTACCAAGATCGTGAGAAAGTTCTTCTGAATGGTCTGGAACGTCAAATGTTACTTTGGTAATACCAGTGTTTAATTTTGGTTTTCCTAAAGAAACAGTTTGTATATCAGAAACTGTTTCTTCAAGTCTAAGCAATATTGAGCTGTTATTTTTTTGTATTGGTATAATGTTATGATCTAATGTTGTTCCTAAGCCATACCTAGTAAACGGTGGGGCATTAGTAGTAAATTTAGCATAGTCACCCTCTAGGCGCGGTATTCCTTCTTGAGCATATTCAGATACAATATACAATTCTGAATATTTACCCACAGCATTGCTATTATAGTCTTCTTTAAAAGCGTATCTGTTTTTTCCGACCAAGAAATTTGGACGCATAGTAACGCCTAATTTTTCGCAAATATTTCTAGCGACATTTGCTGCCCTTATCATATAAGGTGTAAGCTCTAAACTTTCTTCTGGTTTATTTGGTTCCTGACCATATGTAATAACAACCTTTTTATTTCCAAGGCTTAAAAAGTCTTTTAGCTTAGAAATATCTTCATCAGAAGGCATCTGATCAGTGTTAGCAATCCAAACAACATTATACTCTAAGTGCTCTAAGGATATATCGTCAATGTCAACGTTTAGATCTCGCATGTCTACCCCGAGACCATACATTTGGAAAGCTATATCGCTTTTGAAGTAACCATCAGTATAACTAGATCTATTTGTAAAGCTTCCCAACTGAGCGACTTTACAATAAAAACCTTGAGAGTTTATACTATTACGATACGTTAACAAGTTTTTATAAAATACTAGATTAGCATCATTCTGCGATGAAAGCAATATATCTTTTCTTTCAGTAAAAGTTGTAGCCATTAATACAACATGAGAATTATCAACCTCATGAGGAAGGTATGGTTCCTCATTTACAACATTGAAATACCCCGCATTAATATCTTGTTCTACTTCTCTTAGTGGAGTTGTTGCTTTCGCTTGCATTATTGAATCAATAAAACCATCGGAGGAAGCAGTTTGTGGAGGATCAAAGAAAAGACTTTCGCTGGTAATTTGGTTAATATTATTTTCAATTGATGTATAATTACTTTCATTTGCAGTCCAAGAAAAAGAAACTCCCGAGTAAGGAACTCTTCCAAACTTATGTTGATATCCATCTTTATAAGAAGAAATATAACGCTGAAGAAATTGAGAGGCAGGAATTTCTGGAACGTCAAATTTAAGATTAACATTTTCATAAGCTGCTAGCATTGGAACTGGAGCATGTGAATCTCTGAGGTTTTCTTCTTTTGATAAAATTACATCTCCCGGACCAACACAGCCCCAATCCGCCGTAATATGATCCCCATAAGCAAAAGGTAAATTCCTCTTATAGTTTAACCAAACAGGGGAGCCACCCAAGTTAATAAAGGCACATTGGTCTTGATACTCCGCTCTTAAATCGCCCTCATGTTTAATTGGTAGATGACACTTATCATGCATCTCTCTATAAATCTTTTTTCTTGGCGGTTCAGAACCATCTGAGACAGCATCAATTTTTTCTAATATTACAAATGGATCATTGTAATTTTCTGTTAACTCTCCATTGCTAGTAAGCTTTGTCCCAAACGGAAGAGTACAATTATATAAATCTAATTTATCTTTATTGTAATGCCTAATATCTCCCACACCATAAGACTTTAACTTACTACCCGCATACCCAAGAATGCTGCTAGACTTAGCTGGCTTAAAAGACTGTTGAACATTTAATTCTATATTTGTATCCGTGAGTAAAGCTTCTCTTTCATTCCGAGCAGGATAAATTCTCATATTGATATCTAGTTTTTCTAGCAACTCATTAATAATAGCTGTTGATTTTTGAAACGCGCCATTTTTTTCGTATCTTGGATCATCGCCAACAAGAACTAAATGTCTGTCACCTTTTGCCAACCAATTTTTAATATTTTGCACAACTTCGTCACTAGAAGCATCAATCGATGGAGTTATAATGAAAGCCATTCCGGCGTCTTCTGGAATATCAACGTCTTCTGAGAAACTAGTTCTAGAATAATCTAAATGCTTGCTTTCAAACATTTGTTTTATATTATCATGGTATAAGTACTTATGCTCTTCAGTAGCAAGATCTTCATGTAAATTTCCATACTTATAAAATTCAACAACCTTGTTAGTGTGGGGGTAATACTTTCTGCTCTCTAAGACTCTAACACATCCTGCGTTGACATAATTTTGCCATTGCCAATCTTGAGTTTGTCCACCATCATGCCTAAACCAAGTAATGGTATTATCTCTCTCTCCAAGACTGTCGGTTGGACAACCAATTGCAACTAAAGTTCCATCATCGTTTGTATCAACGCTATAACCAATGCGAGAAGTTGGTATGTACTTAGAATAAAATTCACTCCATACACCACCCATGTCTTTGTGAATATCAGAGTAAGTAAGATCTTTTATTTTTTTGTATGGGGATATATCATAAGATTTATAAAAAGATAACTTTAAACTCTCTGACATTCTATTAAACAGAGACTCTGTTAAAGCAAAGTCATTAACGATATCCTTTTGCTCAAGGTAATCTTCATATAAATTAAAGGATTCTCCAAAGGTTTGATTTTGAACTTCTTTGTTGTATTCAGCATTTAAGAAAGCTGGTATTCTTTGATGTATTTTGGTTTGCAATTCTTTTTCGTGTGAATTATTTTTTTCAAAAATTTGAACAGCGTTTTCTGAGTAAGGAGAACCAATTACGATTATATTTCCGTTTTTACTAATTGCAACATCGTGTCCAAATCTATCAGAAGCATTATCTGTGTATGTTGCGGGAGATCTTATTTCCTGCTTTAGCTCAAACAAAGAATCTTGGTTTTCTTTCTCAAAAATGTAAACAGCACCACCACTCGGAGGAGGGTTATTAAACTCTTGAGCATTAACATTAAATGTACCAAGATTATTAGCTATTAAATTTGTTTTATTATTTTCAATAATTTTATTAATATCTGTAATATCTTTAAGACATTCAATGGATTGGTCAACCCAGTCTGCTTCTCTTTGTCTAACTGTAACCTGAGTGTATCCTTCGGACGGGTTGCCATATTGATCACTTAAACCATTATTGTACGAATAAGAATTGTAATAATCTATGAACTTGTTTACAGCGCCCTTGAATCCGTTGGTATAATAACCAACAACATCAGTTCCCAAGGAGGCAGAGTCATCTATAAATATACCAAGTAAAGGAGGAATTCCACTATGTAACGCTCCGGGGGTTATTGGGAACGTTTCGTGGAAAATATTTTTCATTTCTTGCAGAATCACAGCGTCTGCATCAATCCATTCTTGACTGGTGGTACTCCTTTCCCAGTGTCTTGTAGTAACGTGTTTAGATACAAAATCTGGCTTCGGAGTAGCAAATTCATCTGATGGCTGAAAAGATATATTTGAACCAAGATGTGGTTCTAAAATCATAATCTTAATATCAAATTCAACTGGCGGATCAGAAAAGTATCGATATAATAAATCTCTATTTTTTAATTCTTCTAATATATTTTGCCAAGGTTTTGCGTTGGATTGTAGTTCATTATTAAAAACAATTAAACCAATAGAAACTGGGGTAGCTGCTATGGGAGCAAACGTCCTTGTCCACTCGCATCCGGGTCCACCAGCTACTATAATTTCTTTATCCCCGACTTTAGTTGCATCTAAGGAATATCCAAGCTCTCGTCCCTCTCCAGAATTAAACCAACTTCTAACAGATCCAGTAAATGGCAGGAATTCTCCAGTATCATCAGTAAAGCTAGCGACAGTATTGGTAAAGTAATCCCTCCTCCAACCTGTGGGTAAAACAATTTCTTGCTCAACAGACCATTGAGCTTGGTCATCTTGATTCGACCAATCATGTCCAGATGGAGCTGGGTTTCTTCTGTAAACATATATTTTTCCATGACTATTTACAGTGCGAGAAGCTGTATCAGAATTTAATAAGTCATCCACACCAACAGTGCTATCTGCGTGTGGAACACCAACAGCAAGTAAATCTCCTACAACTTTGACAGATTTTCCAAAATTGTTATTAGAATCACGATTGCTTAAACTTTCTAAAATCTGAAGTCCTGAATAATTTACTTCAGGGCTTAACACGCCGGATGGAGTTTCTGATTTTCCATAGTTCCATTCTGACACTTCTCTAGGAACCTCTAAAACTTCACCGCCTCCACTTTGTCCAGTAATCTTAATCGTGTAGGGAGCGTTTGGTATCAAGCTTGTGAATTTTCTTATGCCATAATATTGCTTATCGTATGGTTGATTTGTCCCAAAAGCATTTACATCTGGGTTACTATAAACTCTATATGGTCTTATAACGCCGCCATCTACGCATTCTGGCGAATACCATAGTGTATCATGGGTAACAATGTCTGTTTCTGTGCAAGGTATTCCAGCAAGAGAATCACAGTCTCCGTAACACATCGTGTTTACGCCCCGTATTTCATCATTTGCTGGAATTGATGCATATTGATTATCATCTACATAAATTTCAAAACCAAAGTTCTTCCCATTCCATAAAAATGATTCTAATTCATTTTCTTCTTTTACTATTCTGGCTTCGTGGTGAGTATACATGTTAACACTATCGAATATTGTGTCTTCCACCTTACGAACAACAGTATATAAATTTATAGAATCTTGAAAATTAATTGAAGCAAATTGAGGAGTAGCAATAGAGATATTGAAAGTTTCTGATATACTAATTGGAAAACTTGTAGCTCCTAATCCACCTAGTATAAAGCTATGCATAGTTTCGTTAATATTAGAAGCAAATTCTCCCTTGGTGTTAACTCCCAAATTATAAACGTTTAGACTTTCGCTCAGGTGGTCAGCGTTTGCGTAAAAGGCGTCAGAATATAAGCAGAACGGTTTGTTTAAATTGTTTTCATTTGCGTAACCGCCTAAGCTACTGATATTTAGTAATCCACTGTGGGTCTCACTACCCACACTGTAACAATTAAGAATATCTGAATCATACGTATATCCAGAAGCATAAAGGTTTATTCCGCTCGTATAAATATTAGAGTATATATTTCCGCTTGTGTAAAAACCGAGCGATAGATCATTAAGAGTAATAGAATCACCCAGAACAACGCCATAGTTCGAAGATCCAAAACCTTGTGCAGCAATAACACCTCTTACCGAACCTTCGGCCCAAGATAAATTTAAAGATGAGTCTCTGTATGGTTCGCCGCTAGTGTAAACATTTAATCGCTCATTTTCATTATCTTTGTTAAGAAGTATATTATCAAGACTAATATCTAAAGAATGAATTATAATTTTTGATTCTTCGTAAGTACCAGAAGGGTAAGCTAAATCATACTGCACAAACATTTCATCAACGTCTCTAGAGAAATAATTCTCTGTAAATTCTTTTTTGCTAATAGTTTTATCGAAGTAAGACCAAGGCTCACTACTGGTGTCATTATAGTTTTCTAAGGTGAATTTACTTCTTAGCTTCAACCAGCAATCCTCTGGAGTAACGTAGTGAACATCTCTACTTACTAAGCCATAGTTTTTAGTCGGAGTATATTCGCTTTCTCTACTTGGTGTATAAAGACTAACAATAATTTTAACTCCACGCCGACCATCTGGCCAAACAATATCTTGGTCACAGCTGTGCTGCATTATCGTATTGACTAGAAGTGAATCTTCTGCAAACAAGTAACTTCTTGGAAAGTTTTTAGAAATTCTTGGAGCAACTGCGTGAAATCTATCTTCTCTACCAGAAAGCTGAACTCTCAGCATGTCGTTTTCAATTTGTGTATGGTATGCTAATCCCGAAGCTTTGGTTGAATCTGGTAGGCTCAGGTCTGTTAGGTTGTCATATGTTTGTCCATGATTATAAAAATTATGATATATAAAGTCTTTCCCAATACGAAGGCTCATAACGTTAAAGTCTGGAGAAAAAGAGCAATACTTAAATGATCCCAATTTCCAATCATCAGTTTTTTCGTCAACATAGTTCCATAAATTGTCAGATCCTCTCCAGAAGTCAATTGCTTGAGACGCAAAAAAGTCTGCTACACTTTCTTCTTGTATAGATCTATTGCCTACGCCTTCAACCAAATTAGTAGAACCACTAGCATTTACGTGTGAAATTCCAATTTCATGAATGAACGCATTTATACCAACCCCTGAACCAGAAGAATACCCAAATGACAAGCTACTATTTCCACTATGCATAATAAACGAAGACGATTCACCTCTCAAAACAGGAATGCCAGAAGAAATTTCGTTATAAGCATATAGTCTTAGTTTATTATCATGATTTTGATTGTATGTAACTAAGGTAGAAAGAGGATATTGATAAGAAGTATAAGGGATAGAATCAACGACTTTTACAACAGAAGAATCTTCAGATCTTGCATATACGCACAGGTATTCGTTTTCATAACCAAGGGCATACTCTAGATTTTGCCCACTGTCCCATTTACCAAAAATAACTCCGTCATTCCAACCATTGTATCCAACCCCGCTAATACTTGAGTCAGGAGAAAACCTTGTGTAAACAGAAAAACCGCTAGAGGTTGGAGTATTTCCAAAGTCTAAGTAACCATTAACACCAGAAACACGCAGAGCGTTATCATAAGCGTCAAGTATTTTTCCTTCTAGTTCATGGCCACTTCCGCACCAGTCAATAGTTTTGTAATTTCTAACATTGGCATTAAACAAGCTGTCAGAATTAAATCTTAAACCAATATTTCTTATTAAGCTAGACTGTAAATCTGAATTAAAGACTCCAGAGGTTGAACCGTAATTATTAGAATCTATAACATAACTTCCAACTGTTTTATTAAAATCAAAATAACCAAGAAGAAATGGTTGATCTAATACACTTCTCTCAAAAGAGAAGTCAAAAGATACTGGATCGAAAGCAGAACTATCAACGTTTCCGGTATTGCCACGCCATCTTCTTGAGTAATTAGTTTTAAGAGTATCTTCTATATGTGTATATCCGTGCGGTATGTTTTCAATTAAAGATAGAGGTTCAGAATTAGAATTTGTTATAACATCAGTGCCTCTCTTTGCGTCTGGATATAACCTTCCTTCTCTGCTATAAAATTCTCTAGAAAGATATCCAGCAGTACTTAATGGCAATGCTCCAGCTGGTTTGTATTTAATTATCAGATCAGCTCTTTGGATAGAAGCACCGCTAGGTATGGGATAAATATCTAAGTATAACTGCTCGAAATAACTACTCATAGAGTAATCTTTTGACCGACCCAATTCTACTGAATCATTATATATCTTAAGAGGAATGTCATATGTTTCGAAAGAAGTACTATTAACAACTGGAGAAGTAGAAACCATATAATGGTCGCCAGCTGCATGTTTTATTATTTTTTCTTGAAAATATGCATATTTATCTGATATAGAATTTGTAGAAATTCCTAAATCATCTGTAGGTAGAAAGCCAGAATGTAAAGGAACTGCGCCGGAACCAATTTGTTCATTTTGTAAAAATCCACCAACCTGAGAAGTTATCGCCAAAACCCCATCGTCACTATACCCAACTACATCAATCGGGTAATCGTCAGTGCCAGAAGCTTTCTTCGCAGAAATTCTTAGCTTAATTTCTTCTATAACATAAAAAGAATCATCAGCAGGAACTATTTCTATTTTTGCGGTTCCAAAATCCGATCCGCCATACTTTTGGCCAAACAAGAAGGCTCCACCCGTAGGTTGTTTAATAGATTTTGGCTTGCTGTGTTTATAAACAAGCTGTAGTTTACCAGAGGAAGCTATTGGATTAATATCTTCTAGAGTTATCCAGCCGTCAACAAAACGATTCACAAGTCTATCTACCAAAACTCCAGCGTGTTCATCTGAAGTGTTATCAAATCTAAGTCCGTCAGCGTCGGCAGAAGAGACCCAAGTATTAACTATTCCAGTGGGATAAATGTTGTTTGTATAACTAGTTGTTAGAACCTTAGTTGGGGATAAAATTCTTTCTAATCTTTGACCCGTTGGTTGTGGTGTTATGTGTAAATTTAAAACGGTATCGTGTATTATTCCACTACTCAATCCGGCATTAACAATTTCTAGAGCAGAGAATCTTATAGAATTATTTGGATTTAATCGATATCCTTGAGTTCGTGTTGAGAGAGGAGTACTTGATATTCCAAGATGATTATTTACTGAGTTTGCAGGAAAATAGTGAGAAGACAAGTCTAAACCCAATCGACTAATATCACACCCTTCTTCAAAGCCTTCATTAAATCCATCATCAAATGGTTCAAATTTACAATTTGATTTTACATCAAAAGATAATGTATATCCACTTGGTTCTCCTAAAATTGGATAATCTATTCTGCTAACACCAGTACCAGCATAAAACTCTGATGGCTCAGTAACAATAGTAAACCAATCTTTATCTATATTTGAAATAGAGGATTTGTAATAATCTGATTCGCCCCCAACAGTAACATCTTTATATTTAGCTATTTTATTTCCAGAAGGATCTAGGAATAATATGTTATATATATCATAGCTTGGTGGTCGATCTGTCTCGTTTGTGAATAGAGGAGTTGTCGCTCTAATAAATAAGAGGCTTTCTGTGGGAGTAATATTTGGAGTTGTTACAACACATCTATAACTAGATACGTTATCGGTACTGATAGAGGAAGGGGTAATATAAGTATTAGAATCATCTGACATTAAGTAGCCAGTGCCTTGATTTTGCATTACACTTCCAGTAAAAACTCCCTCATTTATACTACTATATATTCCGCTTGAGTTTTGAATTTTATCAACAAAAGTAACGTCGCTAGTAACGGGCTCGTCTAATTCTGGATACAAACGCTGTAGATAGGGATTGCTAAAGTCAAAAGTATTTAGCTTTGCAACATGCCCTTTTATTTTCTCAAAGAATTTTGATGAAAAGTTTGAAGAAGACTTAAACTTTGAATTTAAATTAATTAAAGGAATGCCTAAACTAGACTTGAAATTAAACGAAGTTTTAAATCTAGCTATCGGCCTATGATTAAACTGAGGTGAATTTATATAAGTATATGTATGATTATTCGAAGAAGCTGGTTCGTAAACTGAATCGGGAATTGCGTCCCATCCTCCCTTTTTAATTTCTACAGATGTAATATCAATTAATTGAGATGGTAAAGATCTGGGCGGCTTTGGAATAAATTCTTTAACATAATCAAAAGAAATATCAAAAACGCCTCTCATAATCTTTGGCAAAATTGGTCCAGAAGACAAGCTTTCTGCGCCAAAATTAGATGAACCAAAATTATTTGAAGAAAAAGATCCTGAAGAACCTCCACCTCTGGCGTACCCAATTATCTGCAATGAAGCAAAAGATTTAAACTTGGAAGTAACGGTTGGTTTTGCTTTTAGTTTTACTTTTTTAATTATATGATTTCTGAGTTTTGTCTCAGATTTTATTCTAACTTTCAAAGAATCATTATTAGAACATCTACTTGACATTTGATTTATCCTAACTGACCTTCAGAAGAAATGTGATTACCGTTTGGTCCATGTTTGATATTTGAAATTTTTGTAGCAACTTTATTCATAATATCACTTCTAATTCTTTCTTCAATCTGTTGCAAAAATTCTCCTCCGGTAATATTTACATTTACATTAGTTGGAGCTAATTTAATATTTATACTTAGTCCTTCTAGCTTATTTACAGTCTCTGAGAATGTCTGGTTAAACGAACTAAAAGTACTAGATAGGCCATCTAACGCAGACAAGTCTAAAGAAGGCATATTATTTAAACTTTGAGAAAACGCTTGCATAGTATTATTTACTTGAGTTAAAGACTGTGTTAAGGTAGAAAATCCTCCCCCTAACGGAGATAAAGCTGTAGTTAAGTTACTTAGGGAGCTTGTTAACTCTGGTAAACCAGCCAAAGCAGATTGCGATTCAACGCCAGAATCTACAGTGGGCGCAGATGAGGTTTCCATCAAACCAAGCCCTCTAGCTGCTAAACCCGCTGGGGAGCTTTGCAGAGCTTTGCCCATCACACCACCCATAGCGCCTCCCTGACTCATCATATTACCCATTACGCCCATTGGAGAGTATTCAAAAGCTTTATTCGCCAGATCACCTACGCCACCTATCCCAAGAAATGAATCGCTGCCCGTTGTTTGCTTTTTTGCTACAGACGATGCTACAGCCAAACTAGCAGACATATCAGGAAAGTTAACAACAAATACTTTTTGAATGTCTGTACTATCTGCTTCAGCTTGAGCTTGTGTTGAAGGGGGAGGTGTACCACCAGAAGTGTCTGCTTCAGAGGTAGACGGAGGAACCGCAGGGGGAGCGTCTGATTCTTGCTGTTTTGGCGGTTTTGATTCAGACTCAGCCTCTCTTGATTTAGCCTCAGCCTTATCAGTTTTTTCTTCTGGCGGTTTTGATTCATCAACTCTTTGTTCAGCACGTTTAGTAGCTTCTTCAGCTTCTTTCTCAACATTTGATTCCAAAATCCTTGTAGCCGCCAACATATTCTCAGTAGATGTTTGTAAATTCCCAGTGCTTTGCGGTAAAGTTGATGCTAAATCCCTAGCTGCTTCTTTTGCTGCTTCAGCTGCATCTGTCGTCCCCGTCGCCGCCTTTGCTAAGTCAGTAACTATAGAACCACTTAATCCAGCATTAGTAAGTCCCATGCCAACGGCGCTTTGTCTAACAGCGCCTATATCCTGACCCATAAAACTAGTAACACCAGCTTTTTGCATTTCTTCTAGTTGTTTATTAGCCCTTCCAAAATCGCTTACTCCAAATTGAGCAGCAAGAGTTGGATCGCCTATAGCAGCTGCGGTAGCCGCTCCCTTTCCAGCCATTTCATCAAGAAAAGCCTCAACATCATTTCCAAGCAATGCTTCTGTAGCTTTTTTCTCAGCGGCGGTTTTAGCATTGATGATTTTAATCTCTTCTCTTCTAGCATCTATTAATTTCTTAGTCTCACTATAAGTTTCTTCAGCAGCTTTCTTTAATCTATCTTCTCTCTGTTGGAATTCTGGAGAACTAGTTTGTGCTTGTGCTTGTTCTAAGCTTAATCCAGTTGCCCGCTGCGCTCCAGCATCTCCAGCTGCGGCTGCTCTGACAAGCCCTTGGCTTTGCATTTGTGTCTGTATTTCAGTATTTCTTCTTCTGATTTCATCCGCGCTTCCAGCACTCACTTGTGTTAAACCAAGCTGTTGACCCGTAACGTTCAACCTGTCAACAGCCGCTTGTCCTTGCATTTCTGGAGTTACAGCTGCACCACCAAACTCTTGCATTATTTGAGCAGCCTCAAGAGTAACATCTATTTGACGTTTAGTAGCAGCCGCAAATTCATTTTCAAGAGAAAGTCTCTTACTAATAACGGCGTTAAGTTGGTTTTGCATGTCAGCTGCGGCTTTAAGTGCTGGCATGACTTGCGATAATGTTGTATCTCCAAGGTCTTTTAATACCTTGTCTAAAACGCTCATATCACCAGCAAGAATCTTGTCCATATCTCCTTGGGAAATATCAGCACCAGCCAAAGCGTCTTTTATTCTTTTCTTAACGCCATCTCCCACTCCATCCATTTGACCAACTATTGCGTCAGCCAAAGCGCCCCTTCTACCTTCAGCGGTTGGGGCGCTAGACGCACCACGTTCAAATTCTTTGCGTAAATTTTCTTTAGCTTGATTGCTAGCGTTAACAAAGAATTTTTGAGCAGTATTAATAGCGTTTAAGTTTTCTTTGAATTTAGTAGCATCTCCTCCAAACCTTTCAATTTGTGCAGCGGCACTATCAACCGCACTAGAGAAAGCTTCGTCGCTTATGCCTTGAGCAGCATTAGTAATACCGGCCTCTAGTGTGGCAATAGATCGTTCAATCGCATTGCTACTTCCATCAAAGCCACTGATAAGATTGTCTACAGAAAGTGCAGCAGCACTAGCAGCTGCATTAACACTCTGAAAGCCAAGATTCATAGCATTAAAAGCAGCTTGCGCCCTCTTGACTTCTTTTTGGATATTTTCAAAAGCTTGCTTTAAATCGTCATCACTTATCAAGTTGGAAAGACCTTCATTAGAAGCTAATAGCTGCGCCCTAAAGTCTGAAAGGCTTCCACCAGCTACAGCAATTTGTTTACCTAAAGCGCTAAGGGCTGGTTGATTTTGTGAGACAGCTTCTTGGCTAAGTTGTTTTTGTTGTTTATTTTGTTCATCTATTTGGGCTTGGGCTTTTTCCTCGTTTTGAGCAGTAGTTCCAAAGCCAAGGCTAAATCCATCAGTAAGACCAAAAGTTAAAGCTTTAGTAAAACCAACTATCAAGTCGCCAACTGCACTCGCAGCTGTTCTAGTATTTTTCATAAGCGCTGTATTAGCGGCAATCGTGGCTTGCTGAGAGGCTACAACAGCAGCTGTGCCAGCACTAGTAGCAGCTAAAGCTTCTGCGGCAGTAGCATTACCATCCCTAAACTTCTGCATAGCTTCAGATGCAGCTTTGCCTGATTCGGCTAAAGCTTTTTGGGCAGCGTTTTGCAAAGCGGCGGCATTGGCTGTTTTAGTCAAAACCTCGGCGGTTTTATCGAAGGGAGTAAAGAAGTCACCGAAAAAACCACCAATAACAGCGCCAAGAGCAGCACCAACCGCCACGCCGACTGGACCAAGAAACGCTCCAATGGCAGCACCAGTAATAGCGCCAGCAGCCATGCCTTTAGCTTGGGCTTTACCTCTTTCTCCACCAGCCTCAATCTGGGCTTGTTTCACAGCTTCAGCAGCATTGCCATCTTCTATGGCTTTATTTTTTGCAGCTTTAGCAGCTTCGGCAACAGAAGAATTCCAAAGATATATACCAGCAATTATAGCAGCAATTGCAGCAAGAAATAACGTTAAGGGATTAGCTAAACCGCTAAGAGCTTTTACTGTCGCTCCAATGTTTGCGTTTTGACCAACACCGCCAGCAACTTTGCTTACAGTTTTACTCGCAACGGAACTCACGGCTCCGCCTAGCTTAGAAGCGCCGGGGATTTTAGATAAAATACCTCCAAGCTTGCTAAAATTACCTCCAAGTTTTCCTAATGATCCAATCGCTCCAGAAACTTCGTTAGCCATTTTTCCAAAATTAACCTGTTGAACCAAAAAGGCTAAAGTTGTGAGTTGTATAGCCAGATCACCAAGCTTTGCGGCAAACCGTGTGCTAGCGGAAGAGTTTTCATCTATTGTTGGTATAAGCATCCCAATACCACTAGTTAATGCAGTAAACGCAAGAAGCAGACCACTTCCACTTTTTGATTCTGCATTATCACCTTGAGCAGCTTTCAGGCTCTCTTTGGCTTCTTTCTGATCAGCAGCTGCGGCAGCTAAACTTGCCTTTTGTTCTTGATTTTTAGCAGACAATGCTTGTAAAGTAGCATTATTACTTTTTAAGACTGCCTGAGCAGCTTGTGATTCAGCTTGAGTGATTTGACCAGTTGAAGCTAAATTGTTCAAAGTGGCCTGAGATAAATTATTAAGAGAAACAGACGTATTAAGGGCAGCAGTTGTAAAGCTGCTAAGTGCAGATGCAGTGTTTGTTAAGATTCCAGTTACGGCGTTAAGGGCCGCATTGAGTGGATCTACGTTAATCATTACAGCGCCAGTATCAGCACCGCTTGTGCCTCCACCAGCAAAAGCTTTAACTTTCTTTCCAACCACGCCGCCTTTGGCAAACTTAGCGACTTTATTCATGCGGTTTAGTGAACCGTAACCAATCTTCTGGGCAGACTTCTTATTAACAACAAACTCACCGGGAGTTAACAGGGCTGGAACTGTGTCTGTACCAACAGGTCCACCAGTCGCATATCTATCAAAATCAGATTTATTTAATAAACCATTTTTAATTGATGCTATAATTTTATTGGCAATAGAATTTTTACCACTCTGAACACTATCGGTACTAAGAGTTCGTTTTGCATCCAATAATGTTTCACCACTTAAACCAGAACTAAATAATTGTGAAACTCTTTGCGATGCTCTAGCAGAAGGATTAACAAAGTCAAATGTAGAGCCAGCATCAGATAATCGTAGTCCAGTTAATGCGGAGGTAAACGCCTCAAATATATAACCTTCTATAGAAGTTAAATCGATTTTATTTACAGCTCTTTTAGCAGCTGATTTTTCATCTATATTAAGCGGATTTATTTCTAAAGAAGCTATAGAATTTGCAGCTGCGTTTTGAACCGCTTTAACAAGGCTGGGCTTTAGTTCATTTCTAATAGACTGTCCGGCTTCTGGTCTAAGCTTTCCGGTATAGATGCTTGCTTCTAACCTTTTAGCGCCTTCAGCAAACCCCGGAAGTTGCATACCACGAAGAGATTTGTCTATGCCACGTTTTCCGCCAGATCCTTCTTGTAAAAATAAGCCACCAACTCTTGATGATTTTAATCTAAGGGTTCCACCAGATCCTGCTTTTGCTGCCTCCCTTGCTTTCTTTCTTTCTTCAGCAGTCATGTTACTAACGCTTTTTCTTGGAACACCCATAGCTGGAGTACCAGTAGCGTAACGATTCTCATTCATCTGGGATAATGTATCAGCACCCAACTTAGAAACACTACTCTTCTTAATTACAAACTCACCCGGAGTTAACATAGCAGGAACAGTGTCTCTATTGCCAGAGCCGGGAACCATTCCACCTCTAGCAAATTTCAATACCTTGCCACCATCACTAAAGCCAGTTAAGCCGCCTAACCCCTTTCCTACATTGCCAAGAATTTTAATTCCAGCAAACGCAGTGAGAAGCGGAAGTATTGGAGATAAAGTATCAGCTAATTTCACAAGAGCGCTGACAATCTTTAGTATGGCATCAGCCATAACTTGAAATGCGGTGGAAGAAGTAAAGCTTCTTACTAATGCTAAAAACTCTTCTTTTACTTTGGTTATTTGTACGCCAAGTGCAGCTTGCGCCTTTGCGGCGTCGGTTGCTAAACTTCCACTACCCTCTTGAGCAACATTCAAAGCTGCTTGAGCTACAGAAAATTGTTGCAATAACGGAATCACTTTACCAATCTGCCTAAATCCACCAAGCTCTTCTGCTATTTGAACAAAAGTAAGATCTCCTTTTTCTAATCCAGCTAAAGCAGCACTAAGCTGCCTTATAGCTTCATAAGGACCAACAAACTTACCTTCAAGATTAACTAACTCAACTCCAAATTGTTTTAAATATTCAATAGTTTCTGGTCGTTGAATTCTAGTAAAAATTGTTCTCAAGCCAGTAGCGATACTTTCAGCTGATTCTCGCGTAGTAGCCCTAACGCTGGTAAACAAAGCAATTAATTCATTTAAGTCACCACCAGCAGCTTGAAACACGCCACCAGTCCTACGAATAACCGCAACCAAATCTCCAGCTTCAACAGCGAATTGGCCAGCAACAGCATTCAAAGAACTAAGCTGTGCCTCCAACGCAGACGCGCCTTTACCAAACTGATTAAGAATAGCAACAGCGCCTTCAGCGGTCTGAGTAATATTATCAAACGTTGGAGCAAGGTCTGATCTAGCTAAAGTAGCTAAAGCGATTTGAGTATCCCTAGCAGATAAACCAGTCTGAGCTAAAATTCTAGAAACACCTAAAAGAGATGAAGACGAAACACCAAGACTAGTAGAAAGAGACGTAATAGTGTTTGTCAAACCTTGTAGCTGAGAAACGGTTTTACCAGTAACCTGAGAAATTTTAATAAGTTCTCTCTCAAAGTCAATAGACTCTTTAACAGCGTTGCTCAGAGTGCTAGTAAATAAACCAACCGCCCTAGTCGCAATAGCTAGAGCAGAAAATCGTCTAACACTAGCAGAGAAGGATTTACCCATACTCTGAAAACTTTTAGAAGCTTGATCAGAAGTCTTAGATAAATTTTTAATGTTTTTTTGTGCTTGAACAGCACTTTGAGCATTAAAATTAACCTTAAGGTTGTTCAGCTGCGATTGCATTTTCTGAACAACCTGTTTAACATTATTTGGAGCTTGTAACTGAAGCTGCGCAGTTAGTACGAATTTTGACATATTTTCTCCTGATTATTTCGCACTAATTACTAAAACTCACTACTATTTATCTTCTACGGTTTTATTTACTTCTTCTGAAGGATCTTCTTGACTAATTTTTTTCTTTGCTCTTTTTGTTTTTTCGCTCACATCATCTTCGTAGTCAGCTTGTAATAATATTTGTCCATTTTCATTGAGAAGATTTCCTTCTCTATCAATTCTTTGACCGTCAGAGTTAACAAGCCAACCTTTATCATTTACTAAAGTTCCATCTACATCAATTCTGTGACCATCTTTGTCAACCAAAGAAAGATCGTCGTCAACCAAATTGAATTTTTTAAGAAATTGATTTTCTGGAAGTTCTTCTTCATAATTAGAATCAAGACTATACATCATTTGACCCAAGGCAGCAGCTGCTGCAAAAGCTACCTCGTCATCAGAATTATTGTTATAATCATCTATATTTTTATAAATCTTTTGGTCGTTAACATCAAAAGTGCAACAAGCGACCAAAAAGTTAAACTTAGCATTATCAGCAAGACCTTCTGCTGTATTAGATTCTAAATTAATTTTTTCAGACAATAAAGATCTTAAATTATTTCTAAGACCTCTTAATTCAATGGCTTTTCTTTTACCTTCTGAAACTTTTAATTTTTTACCATCGACCCCTAAAGCTATTTGTCTTTCTAATAACTTAATATTTTCTACTATATTTTCTTTTTCTTCTTCTTTACTATCATCCCAAATTCCATTATCTCGCATAAACTTATCTAATGAGAGTTTAGTAAATAATCCTTCTCTGACAGATTCTGTCCAAACTTTAGCACCAATTTTTTGAGCTTGGTTAATAACGCTGGCGTTTGGCTTTTTAACAACAATTTCAACTTTACTTCCGTCTTCTTTTTCTACTGTGATAGTTTTATTTTTTCCGTTAGACATATTATTCTCCTATATCCTGTGTTGGTAATGTAAATTTTTGTTCATATCTCTTAAGTGAAATTTCGTATAAATTAAACTCTTTGCTTAAATTTCTTATTTGCTGGTTTCCTTTGTCTAAAATATCAGACCTAAGTTTATCAAAAATTTCTTTTGCTTTTAATCCATCGTCTCCCTCCTGATCTAATAAAAATCCAAAATGATCTTCAATAGAAGAAATTGCTCCAATCATAGTTGTTTTAATTTTTTTACAAGAAATTCTCTTTAGTCTTTGGTTGCTTTTATCTAAATATATTTTTCTTTTTTCCTTCATAATTTATCCTTTCTGAGTTCGTTGCCTTATGGCTTCTTTCTTCTTATCATCAAAATCTTTATAAGAAATCTTACCTCCACTTTTCTGAAGAGCTAATGATCTTGATCTAATAATTTGTTTGGACTCCTCGTCATTCAAATTGTGGATCATTTCAGCCTCTTTGTTGCTACTAGCCGGAATAAACACTTCTTGAGAAGATTTAATCTTAGAATTATTGAGTCTGTCTTCCACAGTTTTTTTGTTAGATTCTTTTTCTCTTTCTCTAGATTTATGTAAAAACCAGCCGTCTAAGAAATCGTCATCTTCAATAACTTCTTTTGGTGGAGGTTCATATGATTCCGCAACTCCATCATAAGTCTTGGACCATAAAACTAAATTTTTTTGATTAATGGTTGGCTCTTCATTGGAGAAGAGTTTTAGTTGACAGCTTGATCTAACCGACCAAAGGGACTTCCAAGGTTCTGTTCTACATAAAAATCTAATGTCTTTTTCGGGAAGAATTGTTTTTTGATATTCTGAAACTATACTATCTATATTATTTTCTATTTTATTTTTACTAACCGTAGCGTCACAACACAGTTTAACTAGATAAATTAATCTATTTGATTCTGCATAACTTTCACAAGTATTTGAATAAAATACATTTTTTTTTGAAAGATAAGACAAACATGTTGTTTCGAGTGATCTTAATTTTCTTCTTTCTTTTTCAACAAAATCTTTTTTAGAAAAATTTTTATACAATTCAATTTTATGGTCTTCAATTTTAGTGTTCATTTTTTTTAATGATTCCTCATCTAAATTTGTCCAAAATCCACATAAAAGCATCCATTTTTCAATTTCTTCCACTGTCATCAATCCATCGCGCCGCGCCTCTTCAAGAGATTCTTCATACACATAGTATGAATCTATTACATCTTCAAGAGACGCTGGCTTTAAATTAATACCAAAGGTTTTTATTTTAGTATTTCCAGATCTAATATTAGCTATTAGAAATTCTTTCTTTCTATCATTCACTATTTATCTCTAATAGTCGTAATCCGTACCACCCGCCCGATAATGGGCTGACATACCATCACCGTAATTAGTGAAAGTGTGATTAATCGTTGCATTTCCACCGCCAGTATCCACATTATAGGTAGTGTTAGTAAGATAAGCGTTGGGTATTTTTAAAAATTTGACTGGGGCGCCTGCATCGTTTGGACAACTCACACCGGCAGTAAGAGTTCTACCTACACCTCTGTATTCCAATCCTTGTGTGGTCTCATTAACCGAACTAAAACCCAAACCATAAGCAGACGCAGAGTCAGCAACGCATTCAAATTCAGCAGTACACTGGAGCGGGGTTTGAACGCTTCTAATTGTGGGTGTTTTATTCCCCAGCGTAAATACATCTTCTCTAGAAAGGTCAACGCTAAATGTAACAGACTGTACATAGCCACCCATAGGATTTCGAATTTCAGTAGCATGTTCTCTCGTTCTTATGCCGCTTGTGTCGGGGTAAGCCTGCTGCGCATCAAGCCCGTTAGTGTCATTGATTAAATCTGTGGTATTACCAGAAGACCAACCAATGTCATAAGCTTCATAAGTAGCACTTTCTGTTAATGGACCCTCAACATTCCAATTCATACTGTAATTGGTCATAATCGCACCTTCAACATTGACAAAACCCGAAGCGGTATAGGCTCCGCAACCACCTACACCCGGCTTTCTTAGCTCCATCTCAATCTGAAATGTACTATCTTCTATAGCGGATGTATTACCGCCACCCTGTCTGAACAGCCCTAATGCCTCTTCATGATCCATAGCCTTCTCAACAGTAATCTCTGCTACGGGAAGTCCGTCTAAATTTTCGTATAATCCAACTCTGCCTAATTCAAAAAGCTGCTCGTATTCTATTGTTGAATTAACTCCAACGCTCTGAAAATAACGATATAGTTCTGGGGGATACGCCACTGAACCTGTAACTCCACCGGCAGTACTGGCAAGGCTGCTGCAAGAGTTATAAGTGCGGCGAATAACAATTGTATTTAGCCCATAAAAAATTCTACCCATTTTAATTCTCCATTTTTTTTGTGTGATGTGAGCAATAATTAGAAAGAAAGATATATTAGTTTATACACATTAATTGACAACTTCTGCCGTAACCCTAATGACCGACCCATAAAGGTTTGAGTTTAACATTTCCATACCCTGAACTCTAGGGTTTAAAAGCCTAGCATGACCAGCACAATAAGCGTCAATAAGGTCGGGATATCTTAGCGCGCCGGATACCGGAACACCCTCATAATTGATAGGAAAAGCGTTATTTTTTGATATTTTGTCCAAATCTAACAATGGTATGGCTGTGTCGGCCTGTAAAGAAATAATGTCTGAAAGTTGATTTCTAGTAAATTCGTCTTCTGAAACGCAGTGAAACAGAATGTCAGTATAAGTAACTTGAGAAAGTAAACCTAACTCAAGAGGTTTAGATGATCTTGACGGAACAATTTCTATTGCTATAAGAGGCAATTGCGCGCGCATCTCGCTGGGAACTGAATAATCACCTTTCGTAGATTCATTAAAAAAAGCAGATTTATCAAGCGTGCGATATTGTATTTCACGAATAAAAGGTAAGTTTGAAGCATACATAATATTGGTATATTTATAGCTATATTCCGCCTGAACCTTACTAGACGTAGATATGGGGTTGTCAAAAATAATTCGACCATTAAAATAGTCTACTTTGTGCGAATAGTCGCCAGTGGTCGAAGAAGGATAAAAAACATTATCTACATAAACGCCTGAAATTCCGGGTATGTCGTGGTTAAGACCAACAAGAGGGGGTGAAAAACCATCAGGAGCAATACCAGACTGCCAAACCCAATTAGACCTAAAAGCTTCCCAAGCAGAGCCGGAAGAATGGTGCTCAGAAGAAGATAGTTTAAGTTCAGAATAATCAAACCCATTGGGAGAAATTTCTCCTAATGATGAGTTAAAGTAATTTCCTTTATTTAAAAGCTCCCAATCAAAATACTCTATAAAACTATCGAGTAGTTTATTACTTAAATTAGAGGAAAATATATTATCTAAATTAATTAAACCCATTAGTTTAAAGCCTTTTTTAAAATTTGTCCTATTTGACGTTCTTGTTTTTCACCGATTAAAGCGCGTGTTATGAAGTTGTTGTCTGAATCGCCAGAGAATTGAGGTGGTACACGAAAAGCGCCGCCAGCCTCCATATAACCAAGTGAAGATCTACCTGTGCCACTTTTAGCATTGTAATGATATCCGGTTACAATAATTTTATCTCCAAGCTCTAAAAGCCAACGAAGCCAATGTAAATCTCCCAACTGGTAAATCACATGACCTTCTGATAAAGATAATAAATTATTAAAATCAGAGGGCTGAAAATAAATAAAAATTCCTCCATTTTTAAGATTGTTGTCAAAAGCTTGAAACTTAAGATATATACTATTAAAAAAAGCTTGACTTAATGCAGATGTTACCAAGGGGCCAGATCCAACAGGTAAACCAAAAGCTCCAGCTAACTCTCCACCATTAAGTGATGTTATCTCGGGCTGAGAAATTAACCATCCTAAAGCTTTTCGTTTTGATTGAATTAGTATAGAATTTTGCTTGTTTTTTAGCTTTTTGTTAAGAACTGAAGCGCAGGCTTTATTAACTTTTCTGCTAATACTAGCAGAACTATCTAATAATTTAATTGATATCATGCTCTTTTCCAAAAACAGCCAAGATATCTATTTTGCTTTAATCCCATTGGAATGGGATCTCCAGTTCTAACAAATCTCATTTCTTTATATTCTTTTATGTCTTTATGAACTATTAGTTGTTTTGCTTTTTGTATTTTAGGTAGATCAGACATGTAGCTAATAGTTTGTATTTCTGCGTCTGGAACAACAAGGTTTTGAGCTATTCTTATGAACTGTTTCGCGTCCCAATATACTTTTAATTTTATGTCAGTTAGAACTTCAACTTCTTTAATGGTTTTAGTTCCTCTATTTCTATCTCCACCGCCTCGCCTGTGATCATTGATAGTGTTAATATTAGGAAGGTTATTGTCTGGATTGTAAACTATAACTTCCCTTTTTTCGATAGACACTAATTGACATGTAACACCAAATATGTCGAATGTAGAATCAATTACATCGAAGTATTTATCAAAAACAGATTGTGGTATATTTACTGGCATGATTAAATCTTGTGTATGCTAATATTGCTCATATTGTATAAAAATCCACCATACTCTAAAAATATCTTGTGACCACTTGGGACACTAATGTTCCAGCTGTGAGACTTAACGGAATTGTATGAAATGTAATTAGATCCGCCATCAATCGTAAGGGGATTTGCTGGTATTGCATATCCGTTTGTATAAGAATAACTAACTGTATTATTACCACTAGTAGCTAATCGGTACACAGTGTCACCATGAGCAGGAGAGGCGTCATCATCATAAAAACTGGATAAATTAACCTGTACGTTGTATCTTCCAGACATGGGAACATCATACCAGTACGAGCTAGTATCCCAAGAAGAATCGCTGGACTGGTACTCTACATCTGCGAATGGAACTATAGACCACTGAGAATCAGTCCAATACGTTGAATTATCTTCGTGGCCAAATTGATTAGATCTATCTATATAGGCTGTAACATATGGGTGTTCATGATCAACTTGATGTAAATATGTATCCAGTTTACCAGATATTGCAACTTCCAAATCTCTTAAATCAGAAGCGTATCCGCTAACGTGAATATCTAAATTATCTTGAACTCCACTAATAGAGGAATTTAAAGCTCCCGAAGCGGATAATATCTCAGAGTCAGTATAAGAAGCTAAGTCTCCAGAGGTAATTGCTAACTGAATATTCGTGGTATACAATGTGTCTAATTCACTAAGGGGTAAATCGCCACTTCCAAGAGGTCTAAAAGAAGGGTAATCAGCATCGCAAGGTGGACTACCGCAAGACGTTAGAGGGCCAGCAAACACTTGGCCAGCAGGTTGTTTCTTTAACAGAAGATATTCATTAACCACTCCGCTTACGTCAAAAACCAAATGAGAATTTGTAGTGGGCGTGATGCCTGCGTCTGTTAAATTTGGTTTAAAATGCACAAACTGACGACCACCAGCATAAGGGTAAGCATCAGTGTTTAGACCAACATCGTTACTATTCGCGCCAGTTGTATTTGCTTGAAAGTAAACACCAGTTGGACCAACATAGTAACCAGACGCCCTTACTCTTGAAGAATAGTCTTGAGCATCACCACCGAGATCAATCCCATACAATGGATTACTATTGTTTATACCTAATCCGCCATTCTCAGTAAAAACAAAATTAGAAAAATAATTGAGAATATTTTCGGAATCCCAAACTGCTATTCCGTGTCTTTGTGGAGTATTCAACCCACCACTTAATCCAGAACCCATAATAACAGAGTGAGTTGCTGGATAGGTTATATATACCTCTTTTGTTCCGGCTGGGAAATTTACTTTACTATTATCGAGATTGCTACTTCTAAAAGGATTTCTTACTATTGTGTCAACATGTATATTGTCTACGCCACTATAATCTTCTCTCTTAAAAATACCAGATCCAACTTCATAGAAAGTTCCATCTGTTATGGCGTAAAAAATAATATCATTATGACTATAAAACCTACTGAACGTGCTAAAGCCAGCAGACGCTCCAGAAAGTTCAAAATCATTAGTGCCAGTGGTGTAAGATAATTCTTTTACACGATCATATAAATTAACAGCATTTTGAGTCACAATTAACCCCTTTGTTTATTATTACTCTGCTACGTATCCCACCGTAACGGTATCGGCAGGAATCACTCCAGATGGATTTCCGAAAACCATAAGGTCATTCACTTCAGCATCCCTGAAAGCATTAGTGTCGTCTTGTACATAAAAAGTAACATAATTAGAATTTCTTACAACGCAAGAAACTGTATTTTGATCAAAATCTCCACCAGAAGCATTGCTGGATCTAGCATTACTTGTTCCAATTGCGCATATGCCAGAAGGATTGTCGAAAGTTCCAGCGTTAAAATAAACCCTAAATTTTCCCGCTTGTGGTACGCCATTTTCAGTAACTCGCTTAACGCTGCTTACATTGTAAGAGCTGTTCACGATTAGTGTGTTTGACTCACCAACGCCAGAAACAGAATTAAAATTAACCCAAGCTTGAGCGTTTGATCTGGCCGTTGTCATTTTGGTTCCATCAACATCAAACTGAATGGATGTTTCATCTCCAACATGTAATATTTCTTCATTTGCATCGACATGCTCAAACCGAATTCCGTGACCAGAATAGGAATTGCCATCATTGTGATGTTTAATAAAATTGTCTCCCATGCCCAAATCGCCAGCCATAGATCTAGTTCCGGCAACTAATAGATATTGTGTATGGTGGTCATTGCTAGTTCCAGTTAAGTTTAATAACTCTCCGTGATTGATTCCAGTTGGACCAAGGTATGGCCTTGTTTGGGCAAGAACGCCATCGGGATTTCCGTTTTCAAAAACCACACCGGACTGAACGATTAAGGTTCCACCCTCATCGCCAGATCCAGAATCATGGGTTCTTAATCGAACATCACTAATAAATTCTTTACCTTGAACGTCCCAGTCGCCGCTAGCAACAACGAATGGAATTGAATGGGCAACATTACGCATAGTTTCTCTAACGTCTTTTGCGCTAATCTGTCCAGCATTATTATCTGCAAGGCGGTCGTTGATATCATCAACTAGTTGTGTTACTGTTTTGGACTCAGCCATTTTTTTCTCCTTTAATTTCTAAAATAACCACCTCTAAGGTCGTTGTTGGAATAACTTCTTCTAACAAAATCACTGCCGGGGGCGTATGGGCCAAGAACCGCTTGCCCAGCGATACTATTGCCAGCTTGATAAGATAACATTAATGAGTCATACTTTGTGCATAAATCTTTGTACAAAGCCATGAGTGTACTGCTTACGCCTCTTAAGTCAATAGCCGAAGGTCCATCTTTAATAGATATTGAGTTTCCAGACTCAGATTTAACCTCTGAACCAACTATAACACAGGCCGTTTTAAGAGATACTAAAGCTATAAAATTGTCATCTTGAGATCCTGAAGAAGTAGGATCTGGTGACAATGTTTGCTCAGAAATACTAATACTATAAGACTGATCAAAGTTGACACTAGACATTAAAAGCTGTGCAGCAACTAAGATTGTTGTTTGAATTCTTGAGTCAGAATAAGTGTAATTTGAAGAGTCTACATCTCCTAATAAATAGCGAACCATCGTTGTAATATCTGACTGCCACGACATACTTCACCCATGATCTAAAAAACGTTAAAAATAAGGTATTTCCTTAATAAGTTATACACCAAATGCTTAAAGTAAGTATTATCTAGAAATATTATTTTATAGAGGATTTTCTTTTGGCTCTAGATATAGCAAGTTTGATCAGTTTTTTAGCGCCATATCTGAAAAATGGTATTTTTCTTTTCTCTGACTCTTCTCTGAGCCAGTCGCATATTTCTTCGATATTTTCTTTACACCAATCTATACCCCTGTCATTCATGAGTTTAGCTCTTTGATTACATGAACATGTTGGAGTAGACTTGATTCTCATCCAAGATAAGATATTTTTTAATTCTGTTCCAACTCCGTCGCCAATGTCGTTTTTTGGCACAAGGTCATCTCTCCTGCTTTTAGGATAGGTTGGATGATTTACGTCTATGACCCAAATATCATCATCTCTTTGTTCTATAACACATGGCATAACTTCTTCTACTGAATATCCACGCTGTTCGCATCGTGCTATTAAGTGTCGTTTGTGAGTAATGTATTTATTCATAATATTAAGCTACTGCGCCATAAACTGTAAGATAAAATATTTCTGAAATAGCAGATACGCCATTGTTGGTGGCTTTACAGCGTATTCCAACTCTAATGGTTTCATCGTATCGTTTTTGAAAATCAATATATGAATTAGTAGAAGTAGATTTTTGAGTCGCTTGAGACCAATCGATATAACCAAGACAATCTCCAGATTTAAGCTTTCCGATGGAAGATACTCCTTGGTAAACGTTTGTTTGGTATTCCCACTCAAAGGTTGTAGGTCCAGAAGCGTTAGTAACTGAAACATTCGCTGATATTCTTACGCCACCATAGATATTTCTTTCTTTAAGTTCAGAAGGAAATACATATTTGCCACCAAAGCAAGTTGCAAACGAATTATCCCACCCATTGCTTTCACCACTACTTAAGAAGGATACTTGTGTTTGTGGAGGAGCTGGAGTTGTGGTTGTAGTAGTTGTGGTCGTGGTAGTCGTAGTGGTCGTAGTTGTTGTTACTGGAATGTTTACGTTTAAAACATCGCTGTATTTTATTTCAGGATCTACAACAAAAATTCTATAACTAGCATCGCCGTACCTTTTATCTGTAAATGAAACGGTTTCTCCCGATTTAGTTTTTTGTAAAGTTGTTAATCTTGTAACTGGCGAAGAGCTAGTCAACTCCCACCAATATCTGATATCAGAATCGTAAGAGCTTTCCATTTTGGCAGATAGTATTACCTGACCTTCTTGAATTGTTGCAGATAACGGTTCTACAAAAGTTACAGTTTCGGGAGGGGTAGTAGTTTCGACTACATAATTAATTTCATCTAAATCATAATGATCTTTTAGAGGTATGCAAATACCACCTCCTCCTTGGGGCGAATAATAAGAAGATGAAAGATTATAAGATCCATACAAAGCTCCGTCTCCAGTAGTAATCTTTACAAGGTTAGGCAGAGAGTCACAACATGGTGTTTTTTGCTTATTACACATACTTTGAATACTAATAATTAATGAATTATATTGAAGATTAGTAGTTCCAGTTAAGTTTAGAACCAAAGAAGGTTTATCTATGACGCTCGTTCTTTTAATACGTTGCCTTATGCCGTAAGACCCAAAAGTTTGATATGCTAAAGTTTTTTTATTTATATAGTCTTGAACTTTTATGGTAATGATATTCTCTAGAGACATTCTGACATAATCTTCTGTGTCTATATAAATAGCCATTTTTTTGGGTTGTATAGAATTCGGAATAATACTAGTTAGGGTAACAAAAAGTTCTTCTCTTTGAAGTAAAATATCTTGATCATGAATTAAATCATAAGATAAGCTAGAAGTGTCATCAATTAACAAAACTTTTAATCCTGATTCTTTTTTGTAAAAACCACCAGCAGGTAATTTTAAAATACCACAAGAGCAATCATCTAGATTAACAGTTTCTATCAACACGTCTAAGGGGCTGTCTGTTGTGGTTGTTGTGGTAGTTGTTGTTGGTATTCCGGGAGTTACAAAAGAAGAAGAGGATATTAATGTCTCAGAATCATTATACTGTTTTACTATAACTGTGTACTGAGAAGAGATAGATAAATTACTCATGTCTATAACAAATGAGTCATTTAGAAAATCTTCAGTATTTCTAGATTCTCGAATGACAACGCTGCCAGAAGATAAAAACCAAGATATCTCAGTAACGCTTGGCTCAATAATATTGCTATCCCACTCAACAGAAAGTTCTAAATCTTCATCGTTTTGATTAAGATAAAGAGATAGAGATGGTATATATTCAGCCGTTGTAGTCGTGGTGGTTGAAGATGTTATTAAGGGCGCTGGAGTGGTGCTAGTTAGAGTTGTGGTTGTCGTTGTGGTGGTTGGAGCAGGAGTTGTAGTGGTCGTAGTGGTAGTCGTAGTCGTTGTGGTAGTTGTAGTCGTTGTGGTTGTTGGGGTAGGGGTTGTCGTTGTTGTGGTAGTAGAAATATTTAGATTGATTTGTCCATTCATAGAGTAATGAAAACCGCATTGATAATATAAAGTAGACGGAGTGGAATCAGAAATAGTAAGAACAACTACTCCAGAATCATCTCCATTATTATTAGTTCCATCATTATAAGCATTTGAACTACCAGACCCTAACGCAGTTTTGATATAAAATGGGTGTCCCGTTGCAGACACGTTAAATGTTAGTGTGTCTCCACTAGAAACATTAATAGATATATTTGGATTTAAACCAGACGCATCCCCACTAAAAGAAAAATATAAACTACCATAGTTTGAATATGAAGATACGTTATAATTGTAATTTGACATTTTAAACCTATGGTAATGGGTTTTCTGAAGAACCACAAGAAATTTCATCTATTATAACAGAATGTATTGTTTCTTGACAATTTCCATCCTGATCTTTTGGCTGACATGGATTTAACAAAGTGTTAGTAGAAGAAGGACAGTAAGAAGAGTAAATTTCTTGTAATGTAGCTGTTGAACTTGATCCATTTTCAGTTCTAATGATAGAAAGTACAGCTTCTTCATCAATGTCGCAGCAAGTGTAATATATAACCTCCTGAGAAATGGGCAATGAAGCCTGACAATTACCATCAGCATCTTCTGAGCACACCAAGGTCTGCTGGCAAATAATTTGTATCAAATTACTACAAGGCTCAGGAGTGGTTGTCGTAGTCGTAGTTGTTACAGGTACTGGAGGATTATTTTCAATAGTAATATTTATAGTTCCGCCACCCTCTGGAATTAATACAGTTAACGTTAAGCGAACTGTAGTATCATTTAACTTTTGAGGAACTAAAGAAACAAAAGCAGAAGAGGGGCTAGAAGAAGTAAGAGTATAAGAGGGTATATTACTACTATACCAAGCATAACCAGCTTTACAATCAATTGAAAAAAGTTGAACTTCAGTTGAATTAACTAATGCGGTGATTGAAGCTCTATAAGTTTCTCCATAATCAGCACTTATCAGCTCTGTATTTGGAACATTGTTGAAAAAATTAATATTCAAAGTAGCACTTTGAGGAGGGGCAGGAGTAGTTGTTGTAATGGTAGAGCCAGAAAGAATTATTGTTGCAGCGCCGCCATTTACTGGCATTTTTTCTAGATCAACATTTATTACCCTGCTTGAAATAGGATCTTGAATTGTTCCAATGCTAACTGTTAAAATTTCAGAATTATCCACAGAGCTAAGAGAATTAATTCCAACACCTTCATCACTAAAAATAGTAAAACTAGTCGTAGGTAAAGGGTCGTTTGTAGCCTCACTAGTAAAAGTTAAAGAATCTCTGCTCAAACTTGTTCCAGCAACATTATTAATAATAAACACGTTGTATGAAAATGTGGGTGGAGGAGTGGTCGATATTGATCCATAATAAGCCTCTAAGTAAACTTTATCATCATATTGTGATACTGTCGGGCTCTTTTTCAGAACAAGAACTAAGTAAGCATCGCCACGCACTCTATTGCTTTGCTCGTCTAATTCGTTTGGGTCTTCTATATTAAAAGTGAAACCTTCTGTAGTCTCACCACTTTGACCTTCTCCAGTTGGAGGCTCTGTAATGCCCGGAACCCTTTTAACAACACCTTCCACGCTAGAATCAAGAAAAGGAATTATATCATCAACATGCTGATAGGGATGTATATTGGTAGAAAGAGAGTTTGAAACATAAAAAAGAGCTGCAATATCAGAATAAAAACTATTGTTACCTATAGTATCTAAAGATCCTGCACTCGCCTCTGCGGTCGAAAGGCTAGTAGTTAGTCTTCCGCTAACAGTTCCTCCATTGTTTAATTGAAGCCAAAGAACATTGATATCACCATGCATACCACCAAGGATTGCTATTTTTGGATCGTCTAAATCTCCATTGCCATAAATTTCCCATTCAGAAAAATCATTTATAATTCCTGTAATAGCATTGCTTCCCCATACTTGTATATGTTGTTCTTCTGAAGGCCACCCCCTGTAAGAGTATGCGGGTCTATATTTCTTGGGTTCGGTAATCGGAGAATTACATTTTTTCACAATAACATCAACTTGTTTTATTTTTTTTTCAAATCTTTTGGGGTTAAAATGATCTTCTGTTATAATGTCAAAAGTTAAATTTTTCTCTTCAGTTAAATTTTTCGTTAAATAAACATGTTTTCCATCAAATGAAAATTTATCTGCATCTTCTCCCCCTAAATACCAAGTCTGTGGACCACAGTAATCAACCATTTCAACGTTAAATAGCTTCATCTTTATGTCATCTGATTCAACGGGAGATTCTGTGGTTGTTGTGGTTGTTGTAGTGGTGGTATTGGAAATGGCAGGAATGTCAGTAATCCAAAAAGTAATTGCATCATCTTTAATGTCACTTAGCTGAGAAAAATGAGCAGAAAAATTTACATCACTAGATACGTTTTCTACATCAAATCTTGGAGGCAAAGTATAAGACATGCTGTCTTCTTGCTGTGTTTTTATGTAAGCCAATTCATCAACTTTTGTCCAAACAACAAATTTATTTAAATTTAAAGCTATTGGAGAAATTGTATATAAACCTTCATTTATGTCCGAAGAAAAAGAAAAAGATCTTCTGGAAGGCATTGATTGAAGTAAATGAAACCATTCTCCAATAATTAATCCCTCTCCACCAGCGACATTATCCATAATGCTTTGCTGAACAGCGTCTGGCATTTTTAAACCAAGGTTTGCATTGTATGAAGGAATAATAATTCTTGCATCACAAGTAGTAATGGTTTGCTCACTGTACCAAGCTGGCATTATCTGACAAAAAAAGCCTAGATCATCAATAAAAGATTTAATCTTTGAATTCAATGTTTGATTATCAGTATCATGCAAAAAAACAAGTTTACCTTTAGGGTTGTGACACCAAAGCATTGTGTTTAAAAACAATCGAATGAGCAAATCTTGTCCTTGTCCAGAAATAGTAAAATCAGAAACGCTAAAGGCTTTCGTAAAAGCCGCAACCCTTCCTTTACCATGTTTTCTGCCAGCCACGCCTATAGTTAATGCCATTATGATCCCACCACTTTCTCTCTAGTCCCAAAGTCTATCATGTAATATAAAGAAGAATTAGACAACAGACTGAGATTAATTTCTCCATAGGCTCTATAGTTATAGAGTGAAATTAGTCTATTAAGCACAACCGATTCTTGATCAAACAATATTTCTCGAAAATAAATTCTAGTAAAACCGCTAATTTCATCATTTCCTTTACCACAAACGTCTGTGTCTGAAACAACGCAGTTGTAATCTAAAAATATTTCCATTTGAATAAAGTAATTTATTAACGGTTCTGAATACACAGTTTCAAAAAAAGATTCATTAATTTCATTACTTGATATACTTGGGTATTTTAGTGTGTAAAATATATTTTCATGTACACCGTCAGAGTAAGGTAATAACAATTTGTGGTCTGCACTCAAATTACTTACAAACTCATCTGCATCCGCTCTGGATTTTGCCGACTCAAAATATATACCGTTATACCAAGGGTCTCCAATAATATCTAACTGTTCTGAAGAAGTGCCAGTAATTGAACTAGGAAATGGATTTCTAGAAAGAAAAAACTGAAGAGGAAATAACAAACGTTCTGAATTTGGGGTTTGAAAACATGAACCATTAGAGTCTAAAGATATGTCAGCAGTATGATACATGCTCGTACACAGAGGGGGTAGAGTAGTAGTTGTGGTGGTAGTACTAGTTGTTGTTGGAGCAACAGCCTCTCCATCAAAAACTATAAGAAGTCTAGTTTCGGGTTGATTTGGAAAACTAAAAGAAAAGGGATATTCTACATATAAATTATCTTGTGAGATGATGGGATCACCTTGATCAAAAATATATTTAACTCCCTCACCAGCAAAAGTTATAAGTGGAGCTTCATAAAAAACATAATCACCAGAAGGATAAACCCTAGCAGAAGATGACCGTTTTTCATATTCAGGACCAGAAAAAATTTCAATATCTTTCTCAGAATCGCCATACAATAATCCATGATCTTGATAATCAATCCTAAATAAAACATGGTCTGGAGGAATCGTGGTAGTTGTTGTAGTAGTTGTAGTAGTCGTCGTTGTTGTGGTGGTTGTCGTAGTTGTTGTGGTGGTTGTCGTGGGTGCTGGAGTTGTAATAGGCACATAGCTAATAACGCAATAGCCAGTTCCACCGTCTCCACCATCTCCAGCGCCGCCACCGCCAGTGTTTGGTAAACCATCTTTTTCAGTAGTACTGCCGCCGCCACCCAAACTTCTTGGTAAAGTGAGGTCTGTGGTTGGATCACCAGCTCCACCTCCTGAGTAATAAGAGTACTCTTTATCATCTATTGTGATTGCAACTCCGTCACCACCAACCCCAGCGTTCACTGTAGAATTGTCAACAAATGATCCTGCTGATTGCCCCCTGTCTCCAGCACCTCCTCCTCCTCCTCCCCCTAAGTTGCCAATAGAAGCGCCTCCATTATTTCCGCGTATACCTAAAGCTCCCAAAGAGTTGCTTCTACCTCCCGCGCCTCCTCCGCTAGCTCCTCTCTTGGCATTATCGCTATAAGCGTCTCCACCAGCGCCACCCCCTATGGCTTCAACGAAGGTTTGTGGAATGAAAGTACTATTTCCATTTTGTCCAGCAATACCTCCAGAGCCAATAATGATCTGATAGCTACCTTCGCCAAAGGTATAATTTTTATGTATAACTTCTCCGCCCCCACCTCCTCCGCCACCATTGTACATCCCACCGCCACCACCGCCTCCTACTAATAAAATTTTTGTATTTGCAAAAAATTCGCCATCTTGGTCAGGATATGGAAAAATAGAAAAAACCCCATCTTTATTAAATTTGTGAATTATTAAATTGGGGGTTACTATCTTTTCATCCCCACCTATAGCATCAAAATAGAAGGGTGAAACAGTTGTTTCTAAAGTAGGACAAACAGCACCACTATCAGGAATAGACACTAAATCGCTTAAAACCCGAGGAACAATAGGAGTTACAGTAGTTGATGTAGTGGTGGTTGTTGTAAGTGGAGAAGGCGTCGTGTAGTCTAGATACGGCCTGTCTTGTGGAGAAGCTTTAACTCTTCTATTTCTTTGCGGTCCTCTAAAGCAGCCAGTTGGTTCACAATCATTAGCCATTTAAGGTTCCTCATTAGTTGTTTCCGGTGATAGAAATTGGACGATATTCATCTCCAATCTTCATGGCTATTACGTAATCTCCTGTGTAAACTTCAATATTTGGATCTCTGAGAGTGACTGCTATTTCGCTTGGCGGTTCAGCTGAAGACTCAGCATTAACTAGTTGGTCTAAAGAATTAACAACTTTTCTCTTGATGTAAAATACAAGCCTGTCACTAGAATTAGAATCGTCTGTAATTTGGTCGCTTGGCCAATCTCCACCTCTGTTATTAGATCCCGGCTGTATAACTGTTGTTACAACGCCCTCTATAACTAATGCGTCTATCCTATTATCAATGCCATCCATTCTGTTAGACTGATTTGAAATGCTATTAGAATTAGTGGTAATATTGCTTTCAGCTGTGTCAAGCTCTGCTAGGAAATTAGCATTAGAAATTTTAGTACCATCAGGAAAAAATATTTCTCCACGAACTTTAAGGTCGGCATTTACTTTGAATGATTGATTGCTATTAGTAGCATAGCTCTCTGAAGACGATGGGGCAGAATTAGTGCAGTCTATTTCTAATACATTTGTAAGATATTCATTTCCTTCAGAGTATGCCTTTTTATTTATATCAAATAAATTACCTGTAAAATTAATTTTTTCAACTTTGTAGTGTGTGCTGTTCTGTTGTATGTTTGAAGTGGATGTATTAGCTATATCATTAGGAAAAGCGGCTAAAGAATTATTTGCTGCAAAGAACTTATCAATACCATCTGTCTTAGCTCTGACGGTAGGAGTTCCGTGACCAATTACGATGCTATTAGAGTAAGAAGTTGTAATCCCAGTTCCAAGAACTATGTTATTACTATTGTCAGAACTGGCGTTTAGATTAGAGCCAATAAATACATTTCCATCTCCAGAAGATATTCCTTTTCCAGCCCTATATCCAACAGCAACATTGTCGGTTGAATTAGCAGAAACATCAGTTAAAGCTTCATATCCATAGATAGTATTACGCTCTGTAGTGCTAACGATATTAGATCTTGAAGAAGGCGCTCTTACACCTACAAAGGTATTACCATAATCATCAACTCCAACTGGCCTATCTGATAAACCGCCAATTGTTGAAGCTGTCATGTTTACATTAAACAAGTTACCACTATTATCAACAAATGACAATAAACTTGTTTGACTATCTCCATCTGGAAAGTCTCTTGTAAAAATTTGACCATAACCACGAAAGCCGCTAGGTATTCCACTTGAGTGATGAATAGCAATTGCGGCCTCAGCGTGACTTTCATCCCCAAGGGATAACATAGCATTAGTTGTCATTGATCTATTTAAAATAGATACATTTCCGCTGGAACTTCCAATTGTAATTGATTCGTTGGGAATGCCATCTTTATAAGTATTGAAATTTATTGTTCCACTGGTGTTAACATGGTAAATACCAAAACCATCATCTAAGCAGTTTGATTTGCTTAAAATCTCAAGACCAGCAGTATAATTTTCATTTTCAGCAGTTGTTCGAATAATAGCATTTCCAGTACTCCTTATGTTGAGAATAGTATCTGGAAGCATGGACTCAGAGTGGTCAAAATTGGTTATGCCAACATATCCCTCAGTTCCATCCTGCAAAAGAGTAAAACAGCGTTTAGCGTGAGAAGTATTGTTATAAGAAGATATTATAAACCTATTAGGATTTTGATTTTCTTGCTCATTAAAATAAGACGGTTGAGGTATCTGTGAATCATTAACGTAACCAAGCTGAAAGCCATCTAACTTTTCTAGACCATTATCAAACTCGTAATTAGATGTATAGTTTAAGAATTTCTGAAAAAGATTAACTCCAGATTCTGGGCTGGAGATAGATATGTCGAATCTATCCACTGTGCCAGAAGGCGCTATAAAATTGTAATTTCCATTACCAACTTTATCTATCGACAGGTCATCTTCTTTTGCGAAATAACAAGAACCATTTTTAAAGAAAAGACCTAGACCATCATTGTCAGTCACTAAACTTAGGGAATTCTTACTAAGAACTCGTTGGGTTTGCACATGCATACCATCTTTAACAGATATACTAATGTTACTGTTCCAAGAAGATCTAGAAAAAACATTATCTAATTCAAGATATTTTAAATCTCCATTTCTAGAGTTAAAACCAAAAGAGTATGTTCTGTAGTAATCAACGCCTCTACTTGAGGTTTTTAAACCAGCGCCATTTAAATCTTCATCCAACAAGTGTGCAACTGGTTCTGTGGGTAAATCATCAGAAGGAACATAGTAATCATATAACGAGGTTGGACCTCCACCATCAATTGAAGTCATATCTCCAGTAGATGCTAAGAATATAGTTTTATTTTTGAAGTGGGTTTGCTCCATAGCTTCAAATTTATTTATTCTAGCGATACCGTCAACATTAAGGCTGTAGATATGAGCAGATAACCACCTTGTTTGAGCGTCGCCAAGAACGTACCGTATATCATTAACGGGACGAGTGTGACCAGCAATGTCAAGTGTGCCATTAATAGTTCCATAAGAATTAACTTGAAGATTTCCGCCCGTTTCTAAAGAACCAACTATGACCGCGTTGCCAGATCCATAAATATTTTCATTTACAGTATGATCTCCATCTACAATTAATGATCGACTAAGATTAAAAGAGTTATTGCTATAATGAAGTCTCTGGGTTCCAAAAAATAGAGAATCGTAAAGATAAGCAGATCTAAAACCGTGATCGTCACTACCTAAGTCGTAGGAATTATTATCTGATGGAACTATACGGCCAGCCACTTGAAGTGCTGAAGTATTATCAATGAAATTTCTAATACCTATTCCAAGTTTATGATTACCGTCAGACATATCCCCAATGATGAATGGTATTAAGCCTGAACCAGTTGAATTAGAGCAAACATAATCAGAATCAACTGGGTGTGAAGCTATGTACAGTTTATAGCTATCGTTTCCACCAATGTAATATCCAGCGCCATGACCTATTGCAATATTAAAGTTTCCGTCTCTAACACTTTCTAGAGTAAAAGCGCCCAAACCAACATTTGCATAACCGCCAATAGTATTTCCAAGAGAGTGGTATCCCACTGCAACATTGTCTTCACCGTACATGTTGCAAGTTAATGCATAAGCACCGACTGCTACATTTCTCGCGCCTTCAACCTGAGACTTGGAGGAAGCATAACCAATAGAAACATCGTCTTGACTAGAGAAGACATCTGTTAGTCTTCTTTCGTGCGTAGAAATACCAAGCCTTGTTGATCGACTTAAATTTGTTTCTAAGTTATTGGATTTTAAATCGTCTCTTTCTGTTAGATTACTAACAGAGTCAATGATATTAAGAAGATTTTTCCTAATATCAAGCGGTGATATTTCAGCAGTAGAGTTGTCTGGAATATCAGTGTTGATAATCGATACTAAAGTATCTTTTGTAATTTTCATGCTTACTTAACACTAAGCTCTAAGGATGATGGTATAAATTGAACAATGTCACCGCGCCCAACACTTTTTGGTGTTTCGAGTTGAGAGTAAAAAAGTATGTTTCCCTCGCCAACAGTTGGACTGTCCATTATAGCTACAGCACTAATTGTCCCCCAGCCACCTTGGCCCGCTTGGGGAAATGATATAGTTGTCTGGTTTTGAATAAAACCATTCCCATCATAAAGCTTATAAATAATTTCTTGTGGGTCTGGATTAACCTGTTGTCTTTTTTGAACTGTGTTTGCAGGAGCATAAAATTGAACACCCGGAAAATCTTCAGTAAATTCAATTGGCCCATCAACAGTTCCAGTAACTGAGTTTTCATTTAAATAAAGTGGATACCAATATCCAGAATCGGCAGGAACTTCCGTGTACACATAATAAGCAGAAGCATTATCGACACCAACATCTGACCACTTGGAGTTACCCACCTCGCTTGGGCTTCCAAGACTTACTCTGTCATACAAAGTGCTTACTTCTGTTCCACCCTCGTTTGTAAAAGTGGTGCTAACCTCATCCATTGTGGCTCCAGTTTGATTTTCTTTTGGAACACTGGTTAATAGAGCTATGGAAATATTACTAGGTTTTCCCCAAGGTATGTTTTGGTCTCCAAAAGCGGGATTGCTAGGTATAGAAGTATGACCAAGAAAAGATGTTGATCCTCTGAAAATAAAATTCAAAAGTTCTTTTTCAAGATAGTCTGAAATTGCAGCCATTTGTTACCTCCTGAGAAATCCACAAAAAAGTATAATCTAAAGGTATATACACAAAAAAGCCACCCCCAAGTCAATGAGGGTGGCTTAAATTAATATCTAAGATATTATCCTTAGAATGATCCCAAGATAACTCTACGGTTGTCTAGAACACCAAAACCAAGCTCTGCAAAGCCGTAATAACCAGCTCTCTGCTGTCTGTGGAGAGTTGGGTCTTCAAAGACCTGTAACTGCTCCTTAACGGGCATCACAAAGCTATCGTTACTTGACTGGTCTAATCCGACAACAAGCTCAGTGTCATCACCCTGAACGTTGCCAGAAAGGTCAGTAGTAAAGAAGCTCTGATATTCTTGACCTTCTCCAAGTTCGTCAAGATCGTGAAGATTGACACCAAAGATACGCGTAATTGGAGCGCCACCTTCAGCAGCAGTGTAAATCTCACGACGGGTCACTTCATCAACTTGATCAAGTCCCCAATTGCGAACATCTTCTAAAGCTTCTGGCGAAACATAAAGATCGGTTAGCCGACCACGACCAACAGATGCGCTATTGCCACCAGAATTACGACGCATAACTGTCTGCATAAGAGAAACGAGCCTCTTGCTAAACAAGCCAGCTGTTGCATCGCCGTCATAAACAAGAATATTACGATCAACGCCAGCTGCAAGAATTGTATGCCAGCCGTCGTCGTTCATCTTCTTTACGAAACCAGCTTCCATGACTTGCATGGCGCGACCAACAATATCCCAACGCGCCTCTCGGGCGTAGCGAAGGAGATAGTCAACCGAAGATGCAATACTGTAAGTTGGAATCATGACGTAATCGCCTTCAACCGAACGCTCTGGAATTCTACCATGACCGGGATTGGTGTAAGCAACATGCTCACCCTCAAGGCCGGGACTGATAAGATCCAAAGGAAATTCAGTTGTAGAACCAGCTTCTACATTGATGGTTTCAAAAATATTACCAAGAATGTTCCCAACGAGAACACCCTTGCGAAGTGGTAACTCAAGGGCTTTTGCGAATTCTCGCTGTGCAGCTTGAGCTACGTTGACATCGCTATCACCTGACTTACGTAGGAGAGCGATAAATTCATCACTAGGTCTTTCATTTGTAGGCATATTAATTTTCTCCTTTATTTTGTATATATTAAGTTCAGGGAAGGTTGACTTCGACTTTTGCGTAACCATCAGCATCAACCCCAGAAAGGAAGCTACCTACAGCAACAGTGCCTGACGAGGCAACGTTGCCAGCAACATCATCACAACGATAAGCTGTTTCGCCAGCCGCTACGTCTGAGGTATTGGTGATATTATTAGTTACCACATATCCTTTACGGAGGATAGTAACCTTGCCACCCTTTTGTACTTCATCTTTGTGTTGATTCAAATGAGTACGAGTAAGATCTTTATCTACGACATCATTAAGGAGGATGCCTAGAGGTGCTGCGCTGGTTGACTTAACGCAAAGATTTGCGCCATCATCCATAGTTGCACCAGTACCGGCAGTAGCACCATGAGCAACTAAACAACCTCTGGTTGTTGCAGCTGCGTTATAGAAAAAGCTAATGTCGGTCTGTAATTCATTTCTATCTGATTTTAGAGCCATAATTAATTTCTCCTTTAATTATTTGCTGAGTACATTATTTTCAAGCCACTCTGCGACACTCGCTCTGGTAGCTTCTAATTCTTCTGATTCTTCGGAAGCGTCAACAAGGGTGGCTTCAGTTGTCTCCACCTCTTCTAGAGCTTCTTCTGCGGCAATTTCAGCTTCAGCTTCTTCAGCTTCAACTTCTTCAGCCACGTTTTTCTTAGGCATAGCGGCCTTTTCCTTGTCTTCTTCTTCGTCTTTTACTGCTGCCTTTTTCTTTTCGTTCATTTTCGTCATCGCTGCTATAATAGCCTCGAAAGTTTCGTCGTCAAATGAATCGTAAGAAGCAACTGACTCTTCAGCTTCTTCATCTTCTAAGCCTAGATCAAGAAGGGCAGCTTTTCTCTTCATAGCCATCTTTTCCTTCTTCATCTTATTGAGTTCTTCCATCTTTTCCTTCATTTCTTCCTTGTCTTTAGCAAGGGTTTCCTGAAGTTCAGTGATGAATGATTCTTTTTCAGCGACTGTAGCTTCTAAAGCTTTAATCGAGTCATCTTTAGCTGCCAATGTTTCTTCAAGCTTGGCGACAGCTTCACCTTGCTCTTTTGCAGAAGCTTCTTCGATTTCTCTTCGAAGTTCTGCGTTTTCTTCTCTAGCAGAGGCTAGCTCACTCTGTAATTCTGCAAGCTGCTTCTCTAAAAGATTTGTATCTGACATATCATTTTCTCCTTTAGGAAAACTGGTTAAAATATTTGAGTTAGAATTTAGAGAGAAAGCTCTGCTAGAATCAAGAATAATACTTCTTGGATTTGCTGGTTTAGATACAAGACCCTTACCAGAAAAAGAAATATCTCTTAATGATCTACCAACTTTATAGCCTTCGTATTCTCCATTACCACCGTAAGCTCGTAAATGTTTTGTTAAAAAAGCTGAACTTTCATTCCGCTCCAATAATTTAGAATCGCCATTATCATCTATAAGTGCATAGTCAAAGCCAGCAAAAAGACATTCCATAGAAACAAACCATTTTCCGTCTTCGATTTCAGAAATAATTTGATTCATCCTTTCTCTATTTTCTGGCTTTGTCCAGCTATTATACAACACAGCCTCGGTGATAATATCAAAATCATCTGGCTGAGTATCATCAGCAACAGCTTGACCGTTTCGATCAACGACGTAGCTGCCAGTAATATGCCCGATAATATTATTCTCATCGTGCATAAGATTAAATTGCTTATCTTCTGGACTTTTTCTAGCAGACCAAGTAGCCTGCGATGTAAAAACGTCGTCGTTTTTATTCCACCCAGTAGACACAAGCACAGACTTGATATAATACAAGTCAATTTGTTCGGGGTTGGCGTTTTCAGCTTTAATTTTGTCAACTGCAACTCTAGAACTTTTTACTAAAGGTTCATCGTTAAGTTCTTGATTTTTTAAAAGCAAAGTGGCGGGCGTACAATAAGCAACACTGGCGCTTGTTTTTACAAGCTCCGAAACGCCATCTTCTATTTCTTTTTTATATATTTTCATTTATGCCTCTCTCAAGGATTATACACAAAAAAGAGAAAAAACAGATTTAACATAAATATTCAACATATACACCAATAACATGTCTTCTGTATTCGTCAACGCCCATTTCATCTAAGCTTATTTTTTCAGAACTTAAATGGTTCATAAAAGCCGTGGAAGCTTTAGTTTTATTTTTTAAAATAGAGCATATAATTTCATCTGAAATATCTTGATTAATATCAATATTTGTAAACACGTCTAGCTTAATTTGCTCTAAATCTCTAAATTGAGACTTGTTTAATTGACGTAAATTTTTCTTATTTAATGAATTAAGATAGGCATTGTTAATGGTTTCGGAAATGTGAGACCAAGTTTTTTCTGCTTTGACAATTATGTTGGCCAATCCCGGCTTTGATTTTGGTTTTTCAACTCTTTGTTTTCTTGGGCCATCATCCTTTTTAAATAACGGTCTTCCATTATCTAAATCAGATTCAGGAGGTGCTACTTCAGTTTCTTCGTTTGGTTTTTGGTCTTTACCATCGAATGGGGCTGGAGGAGGATGAAAGGGACCAGCTTTTTGAGGGCCAGAAACGTCACGCTTAGAAAGCTCTCTTTTCATTCTTATATTTTCAATTTGTGGTATTTCTTTAAATCTTTCCAACAAAGTCTCATGACTAATGATATCCCTATCAGCTAATTGTATTAACAGGTTTTTCTCAGCAGATTCGTCTGACAAAGAAGTTCTGTCGAACTGAATATGAGCCTTATACCTAAAACCCATAGCTTTTCTAACTATCTCAAGTTCTTTCTCCCAAAATCTAACAAGTTGGTCACGACCATACTGTAATCTTTCTACCAAGGTTTTAAGAGAAATGAAATTGTTTGTAAATCCACCACCATTGTTAGCCATTCCAGTAAGAGTGGGTGGAACGCCTAAACCAGCATAAATACTATTAAGAACGGCTGTATATTTTTCTGATCCTAAGAATTTATAAACTTCACTATTTGATTCTTGGAATGAAAGCTCTGGTCCCCAAACTAACTCCATAGTGCCGCCACCAACATTACTAGACAATATATCTCTTAATTTATTTATTGCTGTTTTATTTGGTAAAATTTTATGATCAAGATTTCCAAGGGTCCATAATCTAATATTGGATATAGCACCATCCAGAGCCGACATGTCTGCTAGTCTCATTTTTTCTAGCATCACAATATCGTCAAGGATTGCATAAATCATTGGATTGGCCCATTGCCTCCAGTCGTCTTTTTTGTAATGAAATATACTTACTCGGGAGGGATCTAGGGGTATATCTTTTTCTCCTCTTAATATGCCTTGTTTTACTTTTGGAGGAAGGCTATCTAATACATGGTTTGGAATATCACCGCTGGTGAATTTATCAAAAAAAGAATTAGTGCTAATCGTATAATTTTTTAAACCCATAAATAAAGACAGATTTCCATCTTTGTTTTTTACAGTAAGCGGGTTAAAGAAATTGTATCTCCAAGGTATTTCGTTTTGAACCATGTTAGGAACTTCAACTTTTATATCGCTAGAAAGAGCCTTCATGTAGTTATTGAGTTGAGGGGTAACTTTAGCGTAGCTTCTATAAAGTATTACATTTCCGGTTTTATATAGATTGTTAAGAAATCTTTCAGATCTTTCCTTACCATTAATGCTTCTAAACCATTGTTGGTAAAATTTCTCAACGCTTTTATCTCTATGAACAATTTGAATGCCTTGACTTCCAAAATCTCCCATTAAATCAATAATATTTCTAATTATTCCAACTTTATCGTAAGCGTCCATACACATTCTAATAATTCTTCTTTGTTGTGTTGGAACAGCCTCGTCTGGCCTGAATGCATAATAATCCTGAGAGGTAAATCCGGGCCTAACGGACCTATTTGGTTCAATGTCAATAAAATGTCTATAATGACTCCCTTGACTTTTAGAAAGACCAGTATAAGAATGTACATTCTCAGCAGCATTCTCAAAGGCTCTAGCTTTACTTGAAGCATCACCGTCAGACCATGTAAACATTTCTTCTTTGCTCATTGAAATTACCTCAATTGGATTGATAATTGGAATGTACTAATTAATACACATCTTTCATATTGTCAGAGAACCAACTGGGACCATTATACATTTTTTCATTTTTTTGTTCTTTGTGTCCACCGCCAGTCGCAAAGCCGCCATAAAATTCATAGGCCGCTTGCTCTGGTGTTCTTTGTATAATTCTAGCGGCCATATTAGCCATAAGTAAAGCTGAATATCTATCTTTTCTCATTTTGCTTTTCTTTCCCGTTCCGACGACAACCTGTGGCGTATCCCACCTGTCGCGACCAGCAGATGTTTGCGACATTTGTATCATAGATAATTCATCTTTAAGTTCCTCTATGTCTAAAACGCATTCCTCTATGGTATCAAACATTCTACCTTTGGTGTTATCTTCGTGTTCTGATATGGAAAGAGTAAGTGAGTCAAATGAAGGAAATAGTAAAGCCTTGTCTTCAAAGTCTTTTCTCATTCCATGATTAGCTTCAGCCAACCAATCATATTTAGCAAATTGACACATCTCAAGGATATGCAATCCCCTTTCATCGTCTGTATCTTTTGGTTTATCATCGTCTATAGTAGGCCATATAGCAACTTCTCCTTCTTGTATTTTATCTTTATCGTGCAAAGACTCCATTACGGCCACGCCCCCACCCTGAGCGTCCATAGCTATATGCAAGCATGGAAAAAGTTTCATAAGGTCTCGTATTTTTCTAGCGCAATATGCATAAAAGTCTGTTTCCGAGACATATCCTCTTTTTACTTTTTCTTTATGTTCTGAACGAGTCGTGGTCCAACAATATACAATTCTTCTGTGTTCTGGATAAACCTCAAGTATTACTATGCTGAAATTATCTACTTCAGAGGCTGGGTCAACTCCAAATATGTATTTTTTATTTTTATCTCCAATTAAAGATGCTTCAAATGATATTGGTTGATTTTGTTTATCTTTTATATCTCCCGACTGGTTAGCTACACAAGATTCTATTAAAGACCGCTTGAAAAAACCTTGACTATCTCTAGTAAAACAAGCTCCATACTCCATTTGGTATATCCCAGCGTGAACAGTCGCTTTAGATCGGGCTACTTGATCCGAATCCATAAACCCTTTTGGTAAAAGTTCGTAAGGCATTCTAATAATAGAGTACTGGCTCCAATCAAAATTTTCAGGTGGATCTTCTCCAAAGATTTCTCTTAGTCTTGCTCTATCTCCTTGGCTTCTAATTATAGACTTCCACTTTTTCCAGTAAGAAGCAAAATGATTAAAATCATAATAAGCAGTGCCAGATAGTACAATTTGATTATCTTTCTTTACTTCTTTTTCCTCCAACTCTAAAGTAATTCCTAATTCATCTGCTTTTTTTTGAGCAGCTAGCCTTTTTACATTCTCAACAGGGTCAGAACTAACAGCTGCAAAGCCAGCCACAACATTTTCAAATATTTCCCTTGGGATCGAAGCAAATTCATCAGCAATAATATCATTAGCTCTTTGTCCTCTAATTTTTTGTCCGTCACCCAAAGGTAAACAAGTGACAGTACTATCATTTAACCGGAGGGTGCATCTGTCTGTATCTCTTCTTGGCCCACTATCGCTATCACATACATCTCTAAGCATCGGGGAATTGCGCCATATAGTTTCCATATACTCAAACAAGACCTTAGACTGTCTAAATGCAGCACCAACGACAACAACCTTTCTGCGAGGAAATATAAGCGCCCTAAGTACAGCGTAGAGAGAAAGCATGAAGGATTTACCAAACCCTCGACTAGCAATTAGCATTGGAAACTTTCGATTCCATATCTCTTTCAAAAATAAAGACTGAGAAGGAAGCAGTTGTATATTAAGTATTTCGCTAGTTATAAACGAAAGATAGTCTGGTCTAGTCATTAGCCAAGCTAACTTTAAATTAAAGTCATCGTCAGACACATTCAGTATTGACATTGGGTTAAATAAATCAGAATCTACCGCGTCCAATCCAAGCCAAGCTTCATCAATTCTTTTTAGTTTAGATTTTGCCATGAACTTATAACCTTGTCGGCAAATCCGTAGTAAACCGCATCTTCTGCGTTTAAGTACCAATCACCAGACTTTAATTTTGTGTTTAAGAAATTTTTAACTTTAGTTTCACAGCCCTTACCGTATCTTTCTAAAAAATACTTGCCATTTACACATTGTGACGAATAAATATTAAGCATAATATCACATATGTATTTTTCGTATTTAATCCAGTTCTGTACATTCAGATAATGGCCTCCAGCAGAACTGCTTCCATAATGGGACATGAAGTATGTATTTGGTGTTATTAATCTTAAGTCAGCGGCTTGGAATATAATACTACTCATAGACTCAGCCTGACCATATGCAACTATTGTGATATGACATTTAGACATTGTAATAGCGTCATAAATAGCCATGCCATCGGACCATTCACCGCCAACGCTTTGCATGTGTATAGTGATTGGCTTTTCTGACTTTATTTCTAAAGCTCTTAAGTTTTTTAAGAAAGTGTTTGACATCTTGTACTCTACTCCCGGATTTTCATCATCTCCAGAAGTATAGTAATTATGCAAAAAGATCTCTCTTGTGTCTAAATTAGCGCCATAGTTATGCAAATCATAAAGGAGGTCTTTATCGTTGTTGTTCATCTTATGTTTTTCTCCCGATAGTATACATTTCGTTAATCCGCTTGAAAATGCTGCTAACAGCAAGGAATGCTGTATATTTGTCTCCACAGAAGAGTACATGTACGTCATTATATAACTCAAACTCTATTAAGCATTTTAACATATATTTACCAGTAATTTTAAGCGATGCTTTATTCTTTACTGGTATTCTTGTATCTTTAGGGAACTTGATTAAATCTTCAAGAGAAAATTCTAAAACTAAGTACTTATGAGGGAAGGGTTCCATTCTTCCTATTTCGTTCAAGAAAGCGTGTTTCTTTTGACCAAGGTTTATAGCTAGCTCTTCAACGCAACCTTTTCTCTCTACGCATATCTTGTCCTCTAGTCCCTGTATCGAGTAATCTCCAGTATCAAGCTTCTGATCTATCATACCCGCGCAGGTATTAAATTTGCTAAAATAATATCCATCCTGCTCCCTTGTGTCTTTTATAACTGTAAACTCAGGAGCTTGTTTATATTTTGCCATTTATAATCTCTCTAAATAAATTTTCGTAGTGGAGTTCTTTTCCGGTTATCGACCTGTGGCAATGGCGGCATAGTGTAATTCCATTTGATGGTTCATATCTCAAAGCAGAGGCGGTTGACCAAGTTTGTATGTGGTGTACATGAAGATCTTTTCTGCTTTTACAATTAGGCATCTGACACTTAAACCTATCTCTGTTAAGTACAGACATCCTAAATTTTTTGTAGTCTGGATCGTTATAATTTCTTTTCATAGTTTCTATCTAGATATTCTACTATTCTTTTTCCAACAATATCCAAATGGAAATAATTTTGATATATATCATAAGCCTTTTGTTGCATCTCAACGTATGAGCCGTCGTTGAATTTAGAAAGTATCTGATTAGCAAGATCTTCTGGAGTATCTGAAATAACAGAAAATTCACTATAGTCTATAACATCATCAAAAGGGAGTAAACAATCTGTATCAAGAAGAGCTGGTATTCTTCCGCATGATAATGTTTCAAAAAATCTAATAGAAAAATTTCCAGAACCCCTAGCGCAAAAAATAAATGCGTTTTCTTGCATATTTTCTGTATACTCTTCTCTGTTTAGCTCCCTATCATCCTTTGAGAACTCACCATTAAACATTAGCCTCCAGATAAAATTTGTATTCAATCTTTTGTCTAACTTAAGAGAAAACAAAGCTTCTTTTCTATGAGGGTGCGCTATATAGTTGCCACAAAATCCAACAGATGGTTTTTCTTTATCTTTTATTGTCTTAAATTTTTTATTAAATCTTTCAAAAGAATAAGGTAAAGAAAATTGATTTTTTTTTCGAAGTGATTTTACAACACTGCACTGAAAAACGCAAACGTCGTCACGTAAGTCTACTAGAGAATTGTCCCATACGGCAAAATTAATGTATTTCTTTTCCTCCTCAGCGTTATACATTAAACAATCAGCTTCATCTTCCCATAAAATCTTATCGGAAAAATTATACTTATTATCTAAGTTAAACTTATTAACACTATCAATAAACTGTTCTTGTGGGGTTCTCATAAAGATTCTATCCTTTCTATTCTTATTTTTCTTTTTATTTTTCTACATAATATTCTATTTTTAATAGTTTTACCAGAGTCTAAGACTTCGTTCATTATTCTTGATATTGCGAAGTAACATGCTCCGTCTGGGTCGTCTGCTTCTATGAATATAATCATGAAGGGTTTGGTATATTTCCTAGTATCTAAATTTATTAAATCTAAGTATATATCACATATGTCTATGAATACTTTAAAGTTCCTCATCCAACATAAGTTTTATTAACCCCTCCAAATTATGTTTCGGTTGCCATCCTAGCTTGTTTTTTATTTTACTACAATCTCCGCGAAGATAGTCAACTTCAGAAGGTCTGTAAAATTTTGGATCTATTACTATATACTTTTCCCATTCTGATATACCTACATAATTAAATGAAATATCTAAAAACTCTGATATTGTATATGTCTTACCTGTGCAAACTACGTAATCATCTGGGTTTTCCTCTTGTAGCATTAACCACATAGCTTCTACGTAATCGCCAGCATAGCCCCAGTCTCTATAGGATTGTAGATTGCCAAGTCTTAGTTTTGGAAACTTGTCATTTTGAATACTTATATAATCATCACTGAAGAATAATACTGGATTATCATGAGACTCTTTCCAATACGTGAAATCAGATATCCATTTTACGATTTTTTGGGTAACAAAGTTCTCTCCTCTTCTTGGACCTTCGTGGTTAAATAATATACCGCAGCTAGCATGTAAATTATAACCACCGCGATACAAACCAACGGCATAATGAGCAGCACACTTAGCAATGGCGTATGGTGATTGCGGCATGAACTTAGTGTCTTCATTTTGGTATTTATCTCCATTTTTATCCACATCATAAGAACTTCCAAACATTTCACTTGAGGAAGCCTGATAAAACTTAACGTGTTTCATATTTAGGTCCACAAGGCTCTGTAATAAATTGAGACAGCCTTTACCAGTAATATCCCATGTTAGAGCTGGTTGTTTAAAAGAGGTTGCTACATGCGACTGTGCCGCTAGATTGTAGACTTCATCAACATCTTCGTTATCTTTGAATATATTAATTACACTACTTACATCCGTGATGTCTCCTTCGACCAACTTGAATCTTTCGTGATATAAGATATTTTTTATTCTTTGTGTATTATCTGTGCTACAACGCCTAGCAATGCCAATAACTTCATATCCTTTATCTAAAAGTAAATCCGCAAGGTGACTTCCATCCTGTCCCGTAATGCCAGTTATGATTGCTTTCATTTTTTGTCCTTAGCTAAGTTGTAGAAAAAACCAACCACTAATAGTTCTAAACCAATCGCCGCACTCCAACATGGTAAAATTACAACTAGTGATTCTGGGTTCATTAATTAGTCCTTTACTGTGTCTGGTGTTAAAAATGGTTGGTCTATTGTTCCATCTTCATATTTATGAAATGATGATAATCTTTCCTCTTCCTTTCTCATAGCCGCCTTCATTTTTTCCATCTGTATTCCATAACGCTTCATACGCTCTGGGTCTTGCATCATCGCCGCAACCCAACTAGTAAAGCTTTGTTTGCTCTCTTCAAGTCGTTTAATACGCTGCTCTCTCGTACCCTTCATCTCTCTAAGCATACTAGACTTTTTAGCTTGTAATTCGCGGTAATCGCGGTTCAAACTCTCTTGAGACGCCCTAAGCGAAGCAATCTGCCTTTCTAAGTTAATTATATAATCATGATCTTGTTGATCCTTGTCTCTTGATCGTTCATTCTTAATCATTTGATCATACGTGTTTATTTGTTCTATGTTTTCTTTGTTACCCTTGAGACATCTGTTCATAAGTATTTCTAACTTAATAACATCAACGACCTGTAGTTCTTCTGTTGGAAATACGTCATCCTTGAACTGTGAAATAATACGGGACCAATGGTACTTAAATAACTCTAGTTCGTCACTAGTGAACTGGGCCTTTAACTCAACCCAGTAGGGGCGATCCTCAAGTGAGTACGCAGCAGCTTCAGAAGGTGTTAGGCCAATGTGTAAATTTTCTTTAACGTATTTTTCTATAGAGTCTACTGATCTATCTAGTTTTTTGGCTATATCATCTACTGTTAGACTATTTGCTATCTTGTCTATAGTGCGTTTCTCTTCTTTTGATAGTCTACCTGTCTTCATTAACAATATCCTTGAGTTCTTGTATTAAATTATCTCGTCTTGGTTTAGGTATTGTAATATTATTAATAAACTTTAAATAGTCGGCCCTATAGCTGGAGTGTAATTCTTTATCTATCTTTTCTCTAATATCAGACATATCTAATTTTAGGTCTACATCTTCTTGGTAAGATAGGGTTCTGGAATATTCGTGAGTTATTGCCGTGGGACAAGATATTTTTTTCTTCTCAACATCTTTAGCGTTTCCAAAATTGTCTCTAACAAAATTCTTCAACCTGTTAGATAAATTGACTGATAGAAAATTCTCTAGTGGTCTTTTTTGATCATATCTTTCTAAAGCTTCAACGCATATTATAAAAGCTTCCTGTTTTATATCATTTACATCGTAACCAAAGAATGTATACTTGGGTGATATCCTGTCTACAACTAAATTTATTTTATCTAAAGTTTCCTCCTCGGTCATATTCTTAGGTATCTTCATATTTTAAAGTTTTCCACGTTTCTCCATTGTACACTTTAACCATACCGTCTGCACTGTCCATAACTACTGTTCCTTTGGCTGGTTTTTTAGGTAAAGCTTTGTTTTGTAAAACTGTTGGCTTTTTAGAATTAGTGAATAAGTCTTTTATATTGATAGATTCAATATTACCTTTCTTTCTTCCTAATACGCTATTTTCTTCTATGAGAACTGTTGAGGGGCCAGATATATCTGAAAATGGTACTGTGTGTGGGGCTAAGAAAAGCTGCAAGGCGTTAGCAATAGGGTGATATTGAACGTGCATATATTCATCTTTTGATGTTGTCTGGTTTTGGTAAAATGCTGGCGAGGGGATCACTTCTTCATCTGACGTTTTGTGATAAACACAGAATTTGCGATCTATATAAGTATTTTCTTCGTCCTCTCTAATTTCTCCAAGACCTAGTTCACTAACTAAAATTCGATCTTTTTTATAGTGACGAAGATCATAATAAAAGAAAAAGTCAGGTTCAAATACTGACGCAAAAGAATTTTCATCTTCATTAAATTTCAAAACATCATTGAAATGTTCAAGCATTAATTTGTTTACTATTTCGCAACCAGTAAGCTTGAGAGAGTTGCTATAGGGGACAAGTTCACATCCCTCAGCAATTATCCTGTTTGTTGTCTTCAGGGGTTTTACTTTCATTATTAACCTTTCCTAATATTTTTTCCAAAGAAACGTCCTCAATTTGCAAATCGTCTTCAATTTCTGACTGTAAAGATGCTGTCGCCTGAGTAAAAAGACTACATCCTAGCTGTGTAGGGGCATTCTGATTGTTATTCATATTGATTCTCCTTTACATACTTTATACACTCTTTTTGTTTATTTTCGCAACAAACGGGGGCAATCGAGGGGGATTGGGTAATACATTTAGATAGATAAATTTTATTGTTTATGAACCACCCCGGCTTTTTTGCTTGCAAAATCAAGAAAGATATTACAAGATAAAACCCCCACCCTTATGAGGGATGCGAGACGGGCCGCGATCCCCCCAGCGGAGGGGTAAAAAAAGAAAACTTTTGGCATGATATTTGCAGTACGAAAAAAATCAAAAAATTTTCAAGAAAGTACTTGACAATTGACGATTAGATGTATATACTTAGGATATAAGAAACAAACACTAACCAAAAGGAAAAAGAAATGACTAAGTTCATCCCCTTCTTCGAAGCAAACGGAACCCGCTACACTATCCTGAATAAGATGAGAATTTTCCTTTCTCAAAACAACCGAGTGGTTGCTGTTCAATCGGCAAATACTTTTCCTGCTAAGGTTTCACAAGATCCGCTTTTAGTTCGATTCTGGCAAAATGAACTTAATCGAGAATATGCTTAATGTCTTGACAACCGATTGCCGATACAGTACAATAGAGAAAAGCAACCAACTAAGGAGATTATCATGGGACTTGACTATAATTTCTATGAAGAGTTAGAACAGTATGAAGCAAGAGCAGAATATGAGGCTTGGCTAGATGAACAGGAAGAAATTCACAACCACATGGTGATGATGAACGAACAGGAATTAATACCAGAGGTGATAGAGTGAGAAAAAAAATAT